AAATTTTGGTAAGCATTAAAGTCTAAAGTAATACTTCCTGTGTTTGACGTATCAGTTAAAGTTGCTGGAATGGCCGCTTTCCCAAATGTTGTCATCTGGTTCTCATCAACTGATATGGCGGGTGTAGTACCAACCGCTGAACCTAGTCCTATCACAAGGTCATCAGCACTATCATCAAGGCCAATATAATAGTCTTGAGCATTGCCGTTATAAACCAGCTTGGTATCTTCAGCCGTTCCATCACCTATGGTTACAGATGCCGCAGGAAGTACAACAGCTTGATTCTCGTCTATTGTAATTGCTGGCGTTGTACCTACTGTTGAACCAAGGCCAATAACTAAATCGTCCGCGCTATCATCAAGTCCTATATAAAAATCTTGAGCGTTTCCATCAAAGACAAGTTTAGTATCGGCAGCCGCACCATCACCAATCGTCACTGAATCATCGTCCAGAGTAAGGATTGAGTTCGTTCCAACTGTTGATCCCACACCGACAACTAGCTTATCTGCGCTATCATCCAGACCCATGTAAAAATCTTTAGCATTACCATCATAAATTAATATGGTGTCTTCAGCCGTTCCATCACCAATTGTGGCTTTAGCTGCCGGAAGAACCACCGCTTGGTTTTCATCAATACTAATGGCAGGGGTTGTTCCCACCGCTGAACCTAATCCTATGACAAGATCATCTGCGCTATCGTCTAAGCCCATGTAGTAATCTTGGGCGTTACCGTCAAATACAATCTTGGTATCTTCAGCCGTTCCATCACCAATTATGATAGAATCAGAAACGTATAAATTAGCTAAAGCATCGACTACAGCAGCACCACTACCCGCTCCATCGCAGTAAACCACAGCAGTTTTACCATTAGGAACGGTTATATTTGCCCCAGAACCCTGAGAAAGAATAACGCTGTATGGACCACTTGAACCTGAATCCGTAGTTGCGTTTATAATTATGAAAAAGGCTGCCGTAGTATTTGGAGCTATTGTTACAGTATTGTTTGCCCCTAAAGCACCTGTAAATTTAATTACACGATACATTCCATCCTGAAGGTTCTCCGTTCCTGATCCAGGAGAAGCCTCTCGAACTGTTAGTGTATGAGTTGATCCAGAAAGACCTACCGCCTTGTATGCCGCGATACGATCAAGGATATCTAGATTGTGGTTTGTTGTCGTACCCCACGCACCAGACTGCTCTCCGGATCCTATTTTTTCTATTCCGTAACTTGTTGTATATGTAGATGCCATGACCTTATCCTATTATGCCGCTATGTCTGTCCAATTTGGCGTTTGTGTTGTACTTACCTCACTCCAACTTGCCGATTGAGAGGGGTCTATAACAGACCATATCATCGGAGATCCAACAGAGGCTACTGCTGACACCCCCTCAACTCTTTGTATAATATCAACTTCAGCAGATCCAATCTGAGCTTCTGATGAGACACCAGAAGGCGTAAGTAAAGAATTTGTTACAAGAGTCGGTGACCCAACAGCCGTTGCCGATGAAACACCCGTAGCATTTGTAACAAATGCTATAGTTACGGAACCTATACTGGCCGAAGAAGATACGCCTGTGACTTCAACAGGAAGTGGGTAGCCCCATGTCCCCTGATTCCACGTTCCTCTATTCCAGCCAGTTATACTTGACATTATGCAATCCTAATTATTGCGCTATTTGCGTCATTGGTAGGCCATTGGATTGTAAAGTCTCCTGCGCTTGAAGCCTTATCGCCACCAAAATTTATCACAGCTACCGAAGGGTCGGCTGCGTGATTCGTTGTAGACCCTGTTCCAGCCGTGCTTAATGTACTATTATATATCAAAGCACCCCTCGCACTACTTATAGTGGAACTAGACCAAGTTGTATCCGCTGCATCAACAAAGGCTGTTGGTACAGAACTACTGTTGTCTCCTAAACCAATCGTCACGCTGGCAAAAGTTGTTCCTCCAGCAGTGTAGTTTGTTCCGCTAACTTCGTTGCTTGTTGTGTAACCCGTAGTATCAGCATCAATAGAAGAACTATTAGTAAACATAGCCACTTTAAAGGTATCTGCGCCAATTGCGCTTGATCCCGTTCTCGTATGCGCGGTCAAAAAATGTATACCCGCTAGTATCTCTCTTTTAAATGTTCCACATATAGCGGATGTACCGATAGCCATATCAAAGTCTCCTTATTATCTCAGCTATATCATCATGACCTTGCTGTTTCATCAAAGCCCAAATAGACGTTCTCTCACTGTTTGCCATACTTTTCATATAATATATTAGGATTTCTTTCAACTTATCTCTATGAGCCATAGCTTGATCTCGTATGACAGGAGGAGCGTTTTCACTAACAGACATTATCTTATTCAACGCCATATCGGCTATTTGTTCCGGACTATGTCCACCGTCATGGGAAGTATAAACCATAACATTTCCAAGTTCAGAACCTCCACTTGCATCAAGCATTACTCAACTTCTCTCCTAAGTCTATCATATCTATATTGATCTCGAGTATCTCTACCTTCACCAAGATTCTTTAACCATTTAACAGCTTCTTGAAATCTACCATTGTAAATATTAAGTAATTGATCCTCGCCTTTCATAAAAGTATATGCCTCAACTAAAGATCCGTACAGCATTGCTAATTCAGCATTAGTAGCCAGCCAAGTTGTGCCACCATCTGCCCCTGCCGTGAGCGAAGCGGGTCGATAGATGTAGTGCAACTCCATAGTATAATTGGAGTCAGGAGTTGGCGCCATTATAAAGGAACTATCGTCCCAATCCGCATAATAAAGAGGAACGCCAGTTGAGGAAGGATTGGGCGTATAATCCTGAACAAAAGTAGTGTGTTTGTATAGTAGAAATTCATTTTTAGAACTGTTAACAACACTAAGAGACATCGGAGCTAAGAAGTCATTAGGTTTAGCTAAAAACTTGTTAGAAGAACTTGCCGTACCTGATTGATATTTACGGAAAACATCTAGCTGGACCTCTTTAAAGATACGTTCTTCCGCATTTATTATAAATCTAGATAGCTGGCTAACAAACGTACTTTCTGTATTCTGAGTGTAATCCTGTATTGCTGTCTTTAAAGTTGCAAATGTATACGCCATATTAAGCACTCACCGTTACTGGACCGGCGGAAGCAAATGAACCGCCACCTTTTATACTTCCTATAGTAGCTGTTTCTGAAGAACCACTACTACTTACATTAAAACTATAACTATCGGATTGATTATCACCAGATCCTGCTATCTTAGTTATACTGTATCCTGTGCTGTATTCTATAGCAGATGATGTAAACCCGTCAAAATTTGATACACTTCTAAATCGTACTATGTCTCCTGTATCTCTGGAGTGGCCTGGTTCCGTAACTGTAATAACCGCAGAACCGGAACTTCCTGACTTAAAAGCACCATCTTCCAATAATACTTCTACCGCAGGTTCCGTTCTATCAGGTCTTGGATTTCTTATAGCTTCAGGGTCTGCAACAGCACGCCTAGGATTCAACTGTGGCTGCTTGGTTTCAAACTCATCCCTTCCTACTATTGCTCCCGTCCATTCTTTAAGCATATCCCTAACTCTATACGCTCTTCCAGAACGATCAGATATGCCCATGGCATGTTTTCCTGATGCATACCTAGGCATTACGTCACACTCAACGTAGCATAAGTTGGAACAAGGCGGAGGGCTGTCCTTTCGCCATCTTCAGCCGCCGCTCGAGCAAATTCTTCTTCATAAATATCCTTTAATACCCCTATTCTTTGAGGGGATTTTTTAACAGATATGTAATAAGCAAGACCAGCCGTTAAACAAGGGAGAAATCTAAAGGGGACATCGGCAGTATTAATACCGTCATCAGCATCATCCATCCTTTTAACTCTATAATACACTAATTGATCCGTAGAATTTTCGGGAGTATTCCATAAGGTTATGGTTGGAGTTATCTGTCTATCCACATAAAACTGAGAAGCTCTGCCTTGAGAAGTCTTATCGGGAAGACCTAAGTAATCTGACCTCCCTATTCTTGTTAGGCTTATATCAGTACCACTTCTTCTAGAAACAACCTCTAAGACATCTACTGTTGATTGAACATCAGTAAGACTAGGGTTTGAGGACACAGTTGTTGTAGCACTGCTCGATGAACCAGTAATTGTTTCAGATGCTGTAAAGTCACCTGTAGGAACCGTTATAGTCATAGTGGTTGACGTTGGTTTAGTAATTATGCTGGCTGTAACGCCACTGGTCCCCCCAGTAATTGTTTCGCCTACAGAAAAACTACCTGAAGCACCAACCGTTAATGTAATAGTTCCAATGGGATAGGTAGCAACAGAAGAAGATGAAGATAACTGTGCTAACGTTTGAGTTACTTGCTCTACTGTCCAAAGATTTAAGCCTCTATTTGCCCATTCAGCAAACAGTATATTCAAAGACCTTCTAGCTGTGGCGGCATCATAACCTGTACGAAGTTCTAGACCACATCTTTCAAAGGCTTCTTCTGTAATCTCAGCCATGTTCAAATTAAAATCAGTCGATCCAGAAGTTGCCATTTTAATCTCCTAAAGGATTATATCACCCTTTCATTAAAGAATCTATTTTGTTTTCTAACCGATCAAACCGATCATGAAGCCTAGATAAATCTTCAGCGAGATCATATTTTGAAACGTATTCTTTAGCAACTTCTTCCCTAGTCTTGTTTAGAAGAATATCTAGACGTTGAACCGTAGCGTGATGACTTTTAAGAAAAAATAAAGAAATGGCCCCAGCCAATGTAAGAACACCGTTCCACAAATATGAGGTCATCTCATCCATCTCAGTACGATTTAATCACTTCTACAACAATACTATAGCTATCACCTGAACTGTGACCTGCCGTAGTCAGTAGAATATCACCTGTCACACCACTTCCCGCATAGTTTGGAAGACCCGCAACTTGTCCGGATAAGTCTATCGTATCCGTATAGTCAGCGGGTAGCCCTATTGCTACAACATTCGTTGTCGCATCATATAAGAGAGTTGCCGACATGCCTACTGTGGAAAAAGTAATCTTACTTATGCTAATAGATGATACTGCGTCACCTTGAGCGTTGTTAGAGAGAGTAGACATATCTATCTTCTTAACTGCCGACTCTCCCGTTCCATCGCTAAGATTGGTTAAATAGAAAACCGCTTTTCTATCGCCATCTTGTAGCTTTGTTGCACTAACCGCATCTGCCATAACTTACTCCTTAGTTACCTTCAATTAATTAAGCTACTTGTACATACTCAATTATAAAGGTAAAAGAGCCAGCCGTAGTAGCATCTACAGTATTAGTAATATTACAGTAGATAGTACGCTCTGCTGATGTATATTGTACAGAAGCTGGGGCTGTAGTAGTGTCTTGCGTTTGAAGAACAAGAGATGTTGTTGTAACGTTTCCGACAACAACAGTTGTACCCGCATCCAATATTTCATCTGTCTGAGCGGCAACAATCTGAGCACCTGAACTAGATGTACCAACCTCGTAGCCAATATCACCAGAACCAATAACAGGTGATGTAACACAAAAGATTTTAATGTCTGTGATAATTGTATTGGCTGGCTGAGTAAACTCACCAATCGCAGGGCTGTCTCCAGCGGTGGTGTTAACCGTAACACCTGTGGCAAAACCTACGTGCTTAACGTATTTATCTGTAACAATACCTGTAGCGGCAATGTCACAAGTTGTTGTCTCAGCACCAGTTGTAGAATTAACATTAATTACTTCAAAACCGTTTTCGGAACGGACGGGACCGTTAAAAGTTGTATTACCCATAGTACCCTCCTTACAAAGGTTTAGCCCTAGAGTCTTGTAAGCGTCTGCTGGGTCAGTCGCTAGGGCTTAGATATCCCAGAAAATCGGGGGGAAAAACTCCCCCCTTTTTTTCACTATGCTCCAGGTGAGCCAAATACACAACGTGGGTCAGAGTAACCGAAGCTATAACGCTCACGGGCTTTGTACCGCACATTACCTGTATCAAAATCACCTTCCATCTTAGTGGACATAGGCATACGCTCGAAGTGAACGAAACCTCTTGGTGCATCCGTCTTAATAAAGAATGCATCTGAGTCCGTAAGATAGTGGTTAACAACATAGCCTTGCGGAAGCATACCCATGTTCCGTGTAGCGTTAATGTCGTTATCCGCAGTACCGGGACGAAGCGTAGTTTCAAGAAGACGATCCGCAACAAATTGTAATGCTGGCGGAACAATCAACTTCATACCACGTACCGATACTTTAAGACCACGCTCATCAACAAATGCAGCGACATCAATCAAAGCATTTTCCAGACTTGTTTCGTTCAAGTCGGCTGCAGTAGACGGCTCGTTACGAAGGTCATTGTTGTTAACAAGTGGGTGATCTGTAGCACACAACTCTTTACCATCTCCACCTGTATAAGTGGAATCAAAAGCGTTGTTAAGCACGGAAGCTGCTTTCACCTGTTTGGTGTTAGCCATGCTACGTGCCAAAGCTTTTGTGTAACGAGAAGCAAGACGATCATAAAGATTATCTTCAATCGCTTCCTCAGTAATAGAGAAAGCAAGAGCGATAGTCTCATGAGTGTATCTTGCAGTGTATGCTTCTTGGGCATCATCAAAACTAACTGCTGAACCCTCTGATTTAACGGGTGCTGACCCAAAACCAGAAAGCATTACTTCTTCCTCGAAAGCCCTTTCCGAAGATTCCGTATCAAAAATTTCAGCAGCTTCATTATCATACCTAGCGTACTCTAACCCAAATAAGGCATTGAGGCCAGGCTCTAGCTCTTTAGCTAGTTGTGCTCTACTTATAGCCATTTCTCAATTCTCCTATACGCCAGTGGTTGAAGGTGTACCAGATGCAATGGACCCAACAGGTGCATTGAACGGGTTGTTCAACCTTACGATTGCGCCGATTCCGGCAGATGCAAAATCTTCGTTCTCAGGATCTTCAACCCATCCTAAGACACGTAGTCCCAAGCTGTTGGTTGTAGCAAGAGTACTGATAGCCAAACGACCTAGTGAAACACCAGTAGCATCTGTACCCGTTATACCTGTAGAAAGATTTCCGTTTAGAAAGACACTTGCGCGAGCAGTTGCCTTACTTGTCCACGAAGCATCCGTAGCAATTACATATAGCTGATTAGGATCATCTACAATAAATGCTTTAACTGGATGATTACTATCTGCACCTGATCCAGGCCAGTAGTTACTCCATGTTGTTTTTCCAGTGACGCTAGAAACATACTCACATCCTTGAAATACGCCTAGATGACTGACAGTTCCACCAGCAGCGTTAGCTGTATGGTCGATATATCCAGAAGCAAGAGGGATAACCAATTGTCCGTGATAGATCTTGTCACTGTTGTCGGAAGCGATTTCATAAGGAGTATATCCCGTAAGGCCAGTGGAATTGGCTCCTCCACCTAATTTACTTAGGGGGCGAAGACCAAAACTTCCATTTGAATTAGCCATTTAGTTTTCTCCTAGTCCTCTTTTTGAGGACCTCCAAAAGTTACACTTGAACTCCTATCAGGTTTACTGATAGGCATTGCCGGATGTTGTTCTCGAGCTAACTCGTTATCAACAGCCGTCATCTGATCCCGCGCCATATTGCGGAAATAATCTTGCCGTTGCGAAACCGTTTCAAGAGGAACCCTTGCTAGAAGAAGACCGCCTACTCCAATAACTCCTGCATGTTTACCGTCTTCAACGGTAGGAATATCAAAGTCAGGAAACTCTTCTCCACGGACCAGTTCATAACCCTCACGGGATCTGGCTGATACGTTTTTTCTATCATCGAAGCCCATAACACTTTCCCTGATCCATCGGTGTTTATAACCTTCCGGTGCAGGGGGCGCATCCAACATGGATGGGGGCCTCCACGGTTCCTTGCGTGCTTCTTTAACACGGGTTTCATTGCCACGGGGCGTCCTTGGTGACTTTTGGCGAGTTGTGTTCTCTTCGTTCATGATTAACTCCTATTTTACGTATTTAGCGTATTCTTCAAGTGGTACATTTAGCTTCTTCGCAATAGCAACTTGAGAGGATGTTAATCGCACAGTTTTACGTCCACCTCTATTGCGGGATGCGGAAGTTTCGGCTGACGCAACCTTTTTACTTCCACCCGTTTTCGGCTTATTCCCAAATTTATGAGGAAATTCAGTTATAAGCCTCTTATCAAGCTCAGAATAATACTCATCTGACTGTGGGTCAAACTGTTCATCCTCAACTAAACGTCTATGAATGCCAAAAGCGGCATATGTCATAACTTCATCAGTGCCAAACCACTCATTTTTAGACGCCCAATCCTCTGCCTTGGGGTCTGGTTGGGCAACAGGCTGTTGTTGTAGCTGTTGTTGTGGCTGCACCGCAGGTAGGGCTGTTTCTTCTTTTTCATCCTCAGAAACCTTTTTAAGCTTACCTTTCTCAACAGCAAGTTGAGATAAAGCCTCTTGAACCTCAACTATTTTGTCGATGTCTCCGGTCTCATGGGCTTCTTTAAGTAATTGCTTTGCAGCTTGTATTTGCGTAGTGACGCGAGTGTCAAATTCCTCTTGAAACCCTTTATCTAAGCTTTCCAAGCGTACCTTGAGCTTCTCGTTCTCGTCCCTAACGTTTTCAGCATATTGAACAGCCGACTGTTTCTGTCGCTCTTCCTCTCGAAATCGTTTAGTAAGCTTATCAATTCTGGTTTTTACCCCTGAACTGTACTCTTCAAGCTCTTCTTCAGAAGCGGGTTCCTCTTCTTGCACAACTTCAGGAGCGGGTTCCTCTTTTACCTCCTCTTTTTTCGGTTTCTCCGAAATATCAATGTCTACAGCAGATTCTTCCGAATCTCCTATATCTACTTTTTTTTCTTCAAGGTCTTCCATAGCGTGATCTCCACGATTTATTTCTAGACATGCTTAATGTCATCAGGTTCCAAAATAGTAGCTATAACTTCGTCATCATTAATGATGCGAACTTCGCCACCGTCAATCTTAAAACGAGCACCAGCATATCGGCCAATGCATATCCAATCGCCTTCCTTGCACCATGAAGCACCTTCTTCCCCAAACTTATGGGGATCTTGGTACGCCAAAGGCCCAACCTTCAAAACATAAGCTACAACGGTAGCTAACGCTTCACGGTCACGAACTTGATCAGGAATTAAAACACCACCGTCACTGGTTGCTTTACCCGCATATGGCATAACTAAAATACGCCATCCAGTGGGTTGAGGTAGTCTTTCACTTAGGGATACATCTAACAAAGAAGGATCGAGAACTCTTTCATCTTTCTTAACGTAGGCACTTTTCTTTTTCTCTTTCTCTTTCTCAGCTACATGATCAGGTACATATAGAGTTTTTGTCATTCTTTCTCCTGTTTATCTAAAAAATCTTTAATCTCTTGCTCTGCATATTCAAGCCCCTTTAACTCACCTACAAGTTCTTTATAGGCTTCTAAGTCTTGGGGTTGTCCGTGAAGGATAGCATCCTTAGTTAGTTCTGCACGGCTCTGAATTGATTTTAAAACGTTATAAGCAAACGTAGTAGGGTCACTCATTAATGAACACCTTTGAAACCTCTTCCTTTAATCGCGGCGCCACCCATAAACATTTTTTTAGGCTTGCCATGCATTCCACCTTCCATGTAGCCCATCTCATCGTCCATCGTTCCGCCCATGTTGCGTTTAGCGGAAGAAATTGCTTCTCCAACAGGCATCTCATTATCAACAACATTATAGCCAATAACATTCCCATCTTGATCCGTTACAGATATAACCTTTCCGGCTTCTGATTCGGCATAAGCATTGGCTTCTGATTCTTTTGTAAACATAACTCCTGGGGGCATTAGAACATCCTCGTGTTTTTGGCGATACCGCCATCGTTTCGTTTCATGTATCCACCCATAGCGTTTTTATTTCCAAAAATCTTTTTTACAACACTAGGGGAAAGAATTTTCTTTATCTTGTCCAGATCAATTTGACGAGCCTCCCTAGCTGTTTTCCCTTTAAACCTTCCGGCCTTGTAAGCCATTAGAATACCCTCGTGTTTTTGGCGATACCGCCATCATTGCGTTTAATATAGCTCTCAACTGAACCGCCATCTTTCCTTGGGGTTACACCTGTTTTAAAGCTATTTTTCCAAGCTCTCATCACTCTATCGAAATTTTTTGGATTTGGAGACGCTTTAAGTAAAAGACTCATGGCTTTCTGTAACCTTACCTCATCTTCTTTAGAAGACATTAGAATACCCTCGTGTTTTTGGCGATACCGCCATCATTGCGTTTCATGTATAGTTCTTCAGATGCGACTTGACCACGGGCGCGATCTGCATCAGAAATAGTTTTGGCGCTCTCGCCAAGTATTTCCCTTAACATTCTGGCGCGATCAACATCAGAAATAGTTTTGTCTGCGTTTAATTTATTAATACGCATACGATCAACATCAGAAATAGTTTTAGCCATTAGAAGGTTCCTTTTCCATCGTTATCGTTGAAATAACGACCACGAATTTGAAACTCAGTTCCCTGTATTAACTGCTCAGTTCCACGATCAAGTTTTTTACGACCCCACTCGATGTGCTCTTCTTCAGCAGAGCCACCTTTAGCATAACCATTCATTTTTTTAGCTTTATCCATAAGACTACTCGCCTTTCCTTTAGAAATACCCATTTGCCTAGACATTTGATTTATACCAGCCATGCTATTCTCCTAATGATTACATACCGGGCAAGAACACTCAGGACAATTACTACCATCACAATGGCACTCATGTCCACAGTCAATGCACTTGCTATCATCATTTACCATTACCTGATCCCATTCGTTTCACGTGAAACAGTCAAAAAACATTTTCCAAACCATCATTTTTTTTCTCACAGTATTAAAAGTAAAATAGCAAAAATAATCTCTCCACCAAACATCTTAGTTACCCCTTCCCGGCGGTTGGCTTCCATACTCTTTACCCATAGTATTAATACGTTCAAGGTTTACATCGGCTCTTAGAAGCGCAATATCTTCTTGGGAATCCATCTTGTCTCGATCAATCTCCTGTCTCTCTGCTTCCCTCTTATTTTCAAACTCCTGCTTAACAGCAAACTCTTGGGCTTTTCGCTCAATGTCCATGGACTTTATGTCAAGCTCCTTGGATCTCAACTGAACAAGAGGATCCACCTCTCCTTCAGGCGGTGGCATAAGAGCAGCCATAACTTCTTCGGTGTATTGGGCTATAAGCTGTGCGACCTTGGACTCTATGTCCACTTGAGGCTCCGGTTGACCCATTTGTGCAGCGTTCTGTGCATTAACAGTTGCTTCGGCCATCGCTACTCCCCTTGCTTTAAGTGCAATATGCTCACAAAGATGCGCTTGTAGTAAACCAAAGACGGGTGGGGTTGTTGAAGGTATAGGCGTCATCATAAAAGCTATATGCGACTGTATATGGGCGTCATGATCCTGCGTTGGGAAAGCTTGTAGCATTTCCTGTATGATTGATCTCGCATTTTCGATAGCAGGGTCCATAGGTTGAGGCACTGGGGGCGTAGGTAATATAGCTTCTATGTTCTGAACTCCTATTGCCTCGTAAATACGCTTATACGCCTCATACAAATTGTGCATCTGTGGATTTGTCTGGGCAAGCTCCAATTGAGTCTGTGCCATCGCCAATCGCTGTGACATCGAAAAGATATTAGGATCAGAAACAGGTATAACGTCAATGCGGTCATCGAAATCTGCCTGTTTTATAGTGGCATCCGCACCATGGATATTGTAGGGGTACATAGGTGGTAAAGATTCAGCAAAAATCTTAGCCAACATCCTAAATTCCTGTTTTTGAGCGTAATGCATACGCTTATGGATGGCGGACATGACCTTAGAACCACGCTCCAAGAGCGCAACAGTCGTTCCAACCGCCGCTTGCTGGTTTCCATCACCTACCTGAAGGTCGGCAATGGCCGCGAAACGTCTTCCGGCGTCCACTACGAAGCCTAATAGCTGTGTTAGTGTCGGGCTTGGTTCCTTGTACGGTAACGGGAGTATACTGTCTCGAAGAGCACCACCGGGTACATCAATATCGCGAAACTCACCAGGAGAAAGAGGCTCGTCAGCATCACGAATCCGTATACCACGAGCTTTAAAGCCAGCAGGAAGATTAGCCAAAGTACCTGCATCAATTAATTGCCTCAAAATAGATGTTGCGGAGCGTCCTAGCCCCCCAATCATGTGTAAAAGTCCAAATCCATAAAAACCTAGCCCCGGCAGGAATTTATAGTGCGTAAAATACTGTATTTTTTTGTAATATTCGTCATTTTCTTCCCAATTCCTACGAATTGAGAGTACTTTTGAGCTTCCTTCGTCAATTGTGACAATATAAGGAAGCTTTATACCAGTTGTTTCGTTATCAAGGGGGCTTCTGTGCTCAAATCCCTTTAAATCCAGGTCAACATGCATCTCCAGAAGCGTACAATCGTCCCCTTCTGCCGTTTTTGAGATGCCCATAAGCTCTCTTTCCTTCCCACGAAGCTCATCATCGCTCTCATAAGCCCTCAATTCGACATCTCTATAGAAACCTGCAGCCTGAAACTTGCGTACAGAGTTCTCCGACATACGTGTAACATGCGTAATACGTGATGCAGACTGCAAATCCGTTGCGTTATAAGGTACGACTAGGTCATCTGCTGCCACAAAACGGGAAACGGCACGGTCTAATATGTCATCGAAGTAGGTTTTCTTGAAAGCACTACCTGCAAGGGGGAGATAGAACAGTAAACGATCCATTTCTGGGTCGTATTCTTCCATAACATTCATTATTTGATAATTCATAAAGTCAGAAACACGCTGGGACTGCGCTTCAACCTCAGAGGTTAACGCTCCAAGGATCAATGTCCTTACAGGACCGGAACTTGGAAGCAATTCCTTGTAAGCTTGCGCCTGAAACTGTGTAACCGCTTCTGCAATAACCGGATGTGTAACACCACTGGCCCCTCTGAAAGGTTCTTCCCTGTCCTCGTACTTAACTCCTAGAAGATCCAGGCCATTACGATAAGATTCTTCCCAATCATCACGGCTCGTCTTGTCATCTTCATAATATCCTGTGAGTTCTGATGAAATATCCATCAGGTCGCGTTCATCCAGAATCTCTGCAAGGTTGGCATCCTGCTCTGCTAATAATTCCTCTTGAACAGCGTCCTCAAAATTCAAAACTACGGAGCCATCTTCTTCCTCGATGACCTCTGTAGGTTCCTCAATAACTTCAATCTCTTCCTCTTCCTCCACGAAATCATCCGTGAAGCCCTGTGCGGGCATCGCATTATCTATAAGAGATATGGGTGTGTCGGCCATTATTTAGATACCCCTTTAAATTTTTCAAAACTGCGGAGTCCGCCCAAGCCAAGCATCCCCAAAAGAACTGGCATCATAACAGATAAATCCATTGCAGGTAACTGTACCAGATAACCTGCTTGCGCCAGTATAAAAACCAGTATCGGCTGCAGAACATAAGTATAAGCTAAAGCAACACCGCATGTCCACCCCACAAAGGGGCGCCATCCGGCCACAAACATAGAACGGTGCTGTCCTTCCGCTTTATTTATGTCTAGCTGCGCTAAATCGATCTGGGCTAAGTGCTTTGTAAGCTCCGCTTCTATTTCTCTTTTTGCCTTGGCGGCCGCTTCTTTATCCTCTGGAAGAAAACGACCTACAACATCCCCTATAACGGGAAGAAGTTTTGGTATCAAGGCAGCAATCATTTTTTATTACTCATGTAAGCGGTCATTCCCATATAAGCGCCAACCACGCCCGCCTGACCAATGTAGAATAATCCGAATAAGTCAGATAAAGCCTTTATACGTGTGTCTGAGAAAAAAGGCAAGAAAACAGCGCACGTAAAAAACAGCATGGACCACATAGCAACCCAAGCCATCTTTCTTTGAGCATCCGCTTTTTCATGTTTTTGAAAAGCATCTGATATTAAAAGTTCCTCGTCTGTGACAACTCCGTCACCATCGAGGTCAAACTCATTATGCACGCTGTCTCTCTGAAGTTTTTTCTGAACCATAATCTGGAACAGTTAGCTTGGGCCTTTTTCTTTTAGAAAGAAGCCTCCTGCCGACACTACTATTCCTACAATAGAGATAGTAGTAATATCAAGTAATACGCCAGCGCCTATCAGTATAACGCCAACAGCTACACATGTTGACGGCTCAATAGCACGGTCTTTAATCCATCCTAGCATTAACATCTCCTAATAATATTGACGTAAATATGGAACTTCGGTAATTTCGTCATCTTCTTCGTCTGAGTCAAGTCTTACAAAGCCCCCTTTACGGTATCTAATAAGTGCCATCGACATACTGTCGCAGTAATCGTCATTATCCCCATAGGGAAACGCCGCACATTCATCAATTACCTCCTCCGCAAAACGGCGGGTGGGCGCCCAAACCTTGCCGGACTCGAAAATAGGTGCGACCATATGCATCCTTGTATGTTTATCACGGCCCTTGGACGGGGTATAGTTTACCACGGGAATACCCGTTGCCCGTAATTCGTCCGTGAGCGGTGTACCTGTAGCCTTCGCCTCGATAATCACCATGTCCGGCTCCCAGTAGTTGTACTCCTGAAGTGCTTTCGCCTTTAATTCGGGAAAGTCCCACCGTCCACGCTGGGCATCCATCAGTATGATACTCTCCGGATCCGCCTCGTTTGGCTTAAACACTCCCCAAGTAGTAATGGCGGAGTAATCCGCCGTCTCCTTCTTCGAGAACGCCGTATCATAACTTTGCATAATATAACTTACCGGAGGAATCTCTTTCTTCTCCCACTTGTTCCACCACTCCTTCTTTATAATGGCCCCCTCTTCCGCCGTAGGATTCTGCTGCCACTGAGCATTCCACTTGCCCAAAGACAACGAAGCCTTGACCTTGAGCAATTCCTCTTTCTTCCAGAACTCCGGCCACAATATGTTATCGCTAGGAAGAATGGCAGGAAACTCTACGATGTCCCACTGATCCGCCAGTACATCAGACCCCTGCGCCTTGAGAAGTTTTCCAGTAAGATCTTTAAGTGACCACCGTGTCATTACAACAACTATAGACCCCCCAGGCTGGAGCCTCTGCCGTGGACCAGAAGTGTACCACTCGTAAGCACTTTCCATGGCCGTCTCAGAAAGTGCGTCCTGCTCAGAATGCGGATCATCAATAATCAGCAAATCCGCACCACGTCCTGTAATCGCACCGCCAACACCTGCCGCATAGTATTCCCCACCTTGGCCCGTTTCCCATCGACCCGCTGCCTTGGAATCAATCCGTAAATCCACATCAGGAAAAATATCCTTATAAATTTGTAGCTCCATAAGGTTCCGCACCTTTCTTCCGAAACGCACCGCCAATTCCGCCGTATGGGTTGTCTGGATAATTTTAAGCGCAGGATTTTTACCTATAAGCCAAGCCGGAAGTAAATAAGACGCAAATTCCGATTTTGTATGACGGGGGGGCATATTGACAATGATCCGTGAACCAGGGTTTTCGGACAACTTTTCAAACAAAACTGCAATTTTTTTATGATGGGTCCCCTCTATGAATCCTTCGTAAACATACTTTACAAAGACCATAAAATCTTTCTGGGCTTTTTCTCGAATAATCAGCTTCTGCTGCTGTTCTTCTAAAGCAAGAACTTCTCGCATTACATCTTCTGAAGCATTAAGCATTAAACAATCTCAATGGTTATTGGTCCACGGTCCAATGTTCTTTGTGTTAATAGTAACACAAACACTGTTCACAGACACAACAGGCATGGGACCCGCAACAAAGTCCTTTATCATCTGAGCCGTGCGGACCCAACAATCCGGAAGTTCCTCATAGGGACCCTTCTCATCATCAAGCTGGATAGGAGATGGGAACCCAAGAACAGTTATTATTACAATAGCCTTAAACATGAGGTTACATTACACCGGATCATGGTCCAATGACAAGTAGTTCAAATTATTTGTGTCAAACACTATCTTCCGTTGCACGTCAGATAGTGGGGCGCCCGATTTTGGCTGCCGGAAATTGTCGCGTCCGATTTGAAAAATCGGTGCTAGGTTTAAGTACCTAGCACCGTTGTTGATTAGTTATTCTTCATAATAAAGATTTAAGTATAATGGATACCCGCTCATTTCTTGTCGAACACCATGCATTCTTTTTTTATCGCCATTAATAATGGCGTCGGCCATATCCATTCCCATTTGAAAAATCCATGCGTGTTGTTCATCCATGCGAGAAGTGGCATTGTTATACATAAAGCTCCAATGTTCTACTCTCTCTTGCAGACGTTTTACTTTTTCCGCTTCATGTTTTAGACGTTCCACCGCCCATTTTTCCCTTTTTATTTCAAAATTTTGACGGTGCTTTTCGCGCCTTGCTAAAGCTTGTTTCATGTTTTCTTCTAATTGTTTTGTCATGTGCTTTTCCTTTCAAAAAAAAACGGGAGGGAATATTCCCTCCCATGGTTTTATTTTATTACTTTGCGGAATGTGATCATGCCATATGAATTAGCATAATCCATTGTATAGCCTAATAGTGTAAGGCGTTTCATTTCCTCTAAATAGTTCGGATCGGATGCGTCGACCATGACAAGGCTAGGCATCTCTTGATATTCTTGGGTAACAACCTCAATCAATGGATCATCACCAGCAAGCACGCCATGCGTATTTTGGTGATCGGTGGTTGCTTTGATATTGTCAGTTAATATTGTCATTACTTTTCCTTTCAAAAAAAAGCGGGAGGGAATATTCCCTCCCATGGTTTTACTTTTTTGTTTTAGTAAATGTCACGCTATGGCGTGAAGGTTTTGTTTTTTTGGAAAGTTTAATTAACCTCTCAGCGTGTTCTTTATCGCAAACAACATTAAAAATTGTACTAATGTTTTCAGCCAATAAATCATAATCTAGATTAGTAGATTTACCAGCTTGAATTGTTGCTTTGAAAGCATCGCCAAAGATTTCGCCGATACCATGATCATTACGCAAAACGTCTAAATGATCATTGCAAGCTTTCCAAATTGCTTTGGATTGACCAGCAAAATCTACAAAGTCTTTTTGCTTGGTTATTGTTTTTTTCTCAAAAGTAAATGTTTTCATTTTTAACCTCTTAATTTTGTTTACGCTATAGCGTTTGTCGCTATAACTACACATAGTTATACACCCATCTTATCCCATGGTCAATAGACTAATGCAAAATAATTGCATTTTTTTTGAATTATTTTTAGCTGTAAATGTTGCTATTTCGTTCTACCGGCTCCTTTTTCTATTTTAGTGAAATAGCAATTAAGATCTATTCTTATTTTCTATTTTAGTGAAATAGCAAGAACCAGGGGCAGGTCCTTATCTACTATATACGTATACGTATATAGTTGGCACGCCAACCGTTGACGATTTGAAGCCCGACCCGACCCGACCCGACCAGCCGGACACAAAAAAAGGGCGCCCCGAAGGACGCCCCAATAACCGATAACCCGATTTATTCTACTTGGTTAAGTGTTCCAGTAAAACCACGGTCGCGTTCCACTTTCAATCCGAATGTACCCGTGAGTTGTTCTAACTCAGATAACCTAAACGTGCCTAGTTCTTTCTCAAGACCATGCACCATTCCATAGAGTAGGAAGTCACCGTTTTCCTCCTTACGGCCTTCGGTCACATACCATGTCCAGTTAGACCATGGAGTAAACATTTTAAATGCGATTGGAATATCTTCCGAAGGTGTTTCGGAAAAAGTGCCTAAAGGTGGCAAGCTCTTCTCAATTTCTTTTGTCATTAATTGCATAATATAACCTTTCATATATGAGTTGTTGACATTGACATCGTACCACATAATCCCATTAGAGTAAAACATTATTTTTTGCTATCGTGAGTTAGATATATGCTAACGGCTCGCGCCCAACCGCGAAGCTCTCGAGGATAATATATATATATATAGTCCGTACCCGTCCTATAGTGGGCGGTTCATCGTCCGCTGCCAATAAGCCCGACCCGACCCGACATCGAGCATAAAAAAAGGGCGCCCCGAAGGACGCCCGTCAAGTTTGGGAGGTTAAACTCTAATCATATAGCATTGCCATTTCATCTTGCCAATGATCTTCGGCAGCGGTATCAACTGCATAGGCTGGGGTCATGCCATCATCAAAATAATCCCTCCAGTTTGCGTCCGGCATATCATGCAGACCTAACCCAAGTGTCGATTGTACAATGCTATCGCATTTATTCATCCATTCCTTGAAATTCTTGTCCATTAGAATAACTCCCATAAAATTGAAAGATAAGCGAGGGCGAATGCTCCCGCCAATACTTTAACGCAAACACCAAGGTGTCGCATCTTGCGATCCCATCGTTTAGCTTCCTGCCATGCATCGAACTCTCTTGTTAAATCTTGCATCATGAAACCCCCTTGTTAGGTAAGTGAAAAATATTACGAGCATTGGGATAATCCTCAAGCAAATCTTCTTCGCTATTATACAAGTCTTTGCTCATTGGTTTATCACCAGTTCCACCGCATTCGTAGCAATCAATATCACGAGAACTAGGATCGTTAGGTTCACGGTCGGAAAGAACACCATCCCCTCCGCAATCAGGACAATCTACTCTAAAAAAATAAGTCATTTTATAACCTCTATTTTTGTATAATAATCCCCTTCACACCATTCAGCCCAGCCCTCACGCCAATCGCTCTTATCGTAAGGGGTAAATTCGTCAGAGTGGTCTCGGTTTATTTCTTCTAGAATTTCCCTGACCGACCACTTGAAAATCTTACCAGTTTCTATTTCTCTTATTTTGTATTTCATTTTATAACCTTTCATTGTTTGTTGACTATTACAGTCTAATGGAATAATATGGGAGGGTCAACAATTAAATGAGAGGATTAATCATGAGTACAACGGATTACGAAAAATTCTTTTTTCTATATGACGAAGGGATAAAACTAAATGATTTTCTGCAATGGGGATCTGCAAAGCAGGTCGCCAATGAAAATGCCATAGTTCTTGAAGCTGAACGGATAGCCAAGGAACAAGGGCGTTCTGAGGAATTGCAAAAGCTTTTCGATAAATGCGACAAAGCGACCGCGGACGAATGTCTAGAATGGCTATTGGATTTCTTTGGTATAAGAGAGAAATTTTATTCTCTAGATGGGGAGGATTAATCATGAGTACAAGAGCAGTTTATTCTTTTTACGGAAGCAGTCCAGTGGTTCACGTTTACAAGCACTGGGACAATTATCCATCTATGGGCGTTCGGTTTATTCATAACGCCCTAGACTATGCGTGGAAATTGCCACGCTATGAGAACGATGAATTTTCCGGAGCATTTGTGGGCGCGAATAAAGATAAGCGCAGATCAGATAGGGATGGCGGTGGCATTCGTTTGATTAGTGGAGATTTGCAGCCATGGGAATTTTCAAGTGATAGTCAATACTGGTACAAGATCAGGCGGGAGAAATCCGGTCTTGATCTCAACATTGAAATCTTTGAAACAAATTGGTTAAACGGAACTAACAGAAATAAAATAACATGGCATGGTAGTTTGACTGATGCGCTCGAGGATTTTCCAATGAGGATTTCCTGCTAGCTTCAGAATATGTAATCAACAAATAAAGAAAGGGAAACTGCGGAGCCGGCTTGGCTCCGTTTTTTTATGTCCGCTGCCATTGGCTGGCCCCAGTCGCTCGAGGATAATAATATATTATTATATAGTACGTACCCGTCCTATAGGGGCGCGACCCATTGAAGCCCGACCCGACCCGAACCCGACCCGAACCCGAACCCGACCCGACCAACAACCAAGCCCGACCGATACTAATAATATTTTATTGACCATGGTAATGCATGGTGATATATTGAACGGGTCAATAACTTTTAACGGAGAATTTACAATGATACAATTTAAACGTTTCTTTTCTACTGATTCCGCCAAAGCAATTAAAGCGGATAAATACGGATATCTAAACGGTATTAATTATATGGCGCCTCATACTACGGGCGGAGCTTTTGATTTATGCGGGAAGTCTTCCGCAGGTTGTCGGTCGCTATGTTTAGGTTTCTATTCCGGTCAAGCAGCCATGGTTAAAGATTTAGAGAACGGGACTAATAGCGTCCGTGATTCCCGTGTTCGTAAAGCACAATACTTTATGAACGACCGCCACGCATTTATGGCGGAAATGGTCGGGCATATATCCAAGCTTATTAAAACCGCTAAACGTAAAGATAAAAAGTTATGCGTTCGTTTAAACGGGTCAACGGACCTTGCGTTTGAATCTATGAAAATCAAACAGACTAATAATAAAACGGTTGCGGATTTATTCCCGCATACTCAATTCGTAGATTATACCAAACATTTAAAACGGTTACTTAACAAAAACCGTCCGGCCAATTATCATTTGACCTTTAGTTTATCGGAAGAAAACAAGGCAGAAGCCAAAAAAGCTTTGAAGCTTGGTTTTAATGTCGCGGTTGTTTTCGGTCACGGGTTGCCAAAAGAATATTTAGGTTACCCAGTAATTGACGGGACGGAACACGATTTACGCCATCTTGACCCAAAGGGCGTAATTGTCGGTCTTGACCCAAAAGGGGCGAAAGCCAAAAACGATGAAACTGGTTTTGTAGTAAGGGATTATTAAAAATGGAAAATTTATTTGAAGAACTATTGCCAGAAATAGAAGAGATTGCCCAAGCTTTGGGCGTCTCTTACAATCGGGCGGAGAAAATACAGGACGTTGTTCTAGAAGCTTGCGTTAAGAGTGAGGGCAACTATGTCGGAAACGGATTTATTGTTGAGAGGTTTTAGAAATGAAAAAAATATTAAAAAACAAAACGGAAGCGGACGCCATAGCAGAAACAGCGGACGGTTTACTCGATAATATGGCGGAGGACGGTTTGCAACAATCCAATAATTTCGAGGATATGGAAAGTGTTCGCGATTTGATAAGAGAAGTAAAAACTTTTCCGCATACTTTAGAGTTTCATACTGGAGAAGAGTATCAATTTGAAGTAGCCAAAGAACAAGCTTTCGATTTTAGAGCGGACGGTTGTTGACACTCCAAAGTAGTCCGCTCACGGACCTGCGGTCTCCGCTGCAGGTCCAATTTTCCGCCCAACCGTCTTATTTCCTTTCAACGGTTGGGCGGATTTTCTATACCCCAGGCCCTGGCCAGGTGCCTCGAACCCGTCCATCGAGGCCGACCCCTCCACCGTCCACGGACACCGACCCGACCCCCGACCCGACCAACCCCGACCCGACCCGATGGGGCCTGTCTTCCCCGACCCGACCCCGACTGATCCCGATCAATGACCCGACCAACCCCGACCAATCGTCCCCCGACCAGAGGCAAGGGGCCACGGTTCCCGAACCATTGGCGTGTAAGCCGTGGGTCACCAACTCCCGACCATGATCCCCGCCAAACAAATATAGGTTAGGGGACAAGAGGGGGTGTACCAAGAAAAAACTTACCCCTCCAGATTTATAATGGGCGTAATTCCAAGCAACTTGATGGGATGAGATATTTATTCGGTTAGTTTTGGTTACTTTAAGTTCAATCCAGAAAGAACAACCTTCCGCACATATATATACGTCAGGAATGCCACCGCCATAACGGTTTTCAATTCTTGTTACTTGCCAGTGAAGGGGAATCTTTTCTTTCAATCTGTTCCAAAACAGTGTCTCTGGTTTTTGTGTCATTTAAGACCTCATAGTCTGCATCCGTAAAAATATTAGGATGATTTTGTCTAAGTTCTTTTAAACGGTTTTCTATTTCATCACGGTTCATATTTTCAATAGCATGAAAGTGACTTGTCTCGCGTCTATCAGTAGTAAGACCCCCCAGAGCACTTCGCGTTTTTTCAGCGTTAATTGCAGCAGAGAAATGTCCCGCTTCTTCCGCTCCGATAGAAAGTTCAGTAAGTCTTTTTAATTGTCCTAAAAGAGTAACTCCATATTTCTTTTCTCTATCCTCTCTAAGTTCCGAAATATAATCAGCAACATGGGGAAACAAACTAACGTCCAAAAGTTTATGTGCTTGGACCTTGGCACAGTCAGAAGCGTAACCTGCAAGTCTGGCACATTCCGCATTACTATGCGTACCATCAACAAAATGTCTGGCAAATTCTTTTTGTCGGTTGGTCAGTTTCCTGCCGTGAGTTTCTTCAATCTCTTCGGCTCTAGTCTCAATCTTTCTTTTCATGTTCTCCATCCTATATACTAGCGTTTAACAATTAAAGTTTTTTTTTTACAAAATTCAAAAGGTGGCGGATCAGTAAAGTGTAACGGATAGACCCTTTTTGTAACGAAGTGTAACGTGATTGTAACGAGTAAAAATTCCTACAATGGACAGTGGTCAATGGTTACAGAGCAACAAAACTTTTTTCGTTACACTTTTACACTTTTTTATAAATTTTTTTCACTTTTCAAAAACTTTTTCTTCAGATGCCAGTATATAGGGATTAGGAAGAAACTTGCGTTATTCCATGTAATATGGTAGCTTACATAATCACACAAACATAGAAAGGAGAAATGTGATGGAAAGATTTACTAAAGGTGATCTAAAAGTAATCAGAGTGGCGATCAATACGGCACTTCGAGAAGTTGAAGAAGCTCATGGTATCAAGCTCAACATAGGCAACATATCATTTGATGACACTACGTTTCGCACAAAATTGGAAGCGTCCATTGTCAATGAATCTGGTGTCGTTGAGGACAGACAGCGTACAGATTTCACAAAATACGCGACTATGTATGATCTCAATCCTGAGTGGTTAGACAAAGAAATCGTTCTTGGCGATGACACATTTACTGTCACGGGTTTAAATACCAAAGCTTCCAAGAATGTTGTTCGCATTGAAAAGGAAAATGGGGATATACATATATGCCCCGCAAAAAACCTGATACATTATTTCAATAATAATATTCGTGTTAAGGTTGCATAACTAACGGGGGGTTCACGCCCCCCACTTCCTTGAAAGGGAAACATCATGATAAAAGATCACGTTATTTCATTATACGATTACACGGGGGAAGCATTGCGTCCATGGGCAGAGGCCGGATATCAATGTTTCGCTTACGACATTCAACATAAGCCAAGCCCGATGGGTGAATTGGAACCCGCAAGCGGTATTGCTTTTAAGGGCAAAGGTCATATTTTCAAGATCCATGCTGATCTTTATGACGAAAGCGTTCTTATGAAAATCGCGGGGCGTCACATGAACAATGCAAAATTCCTATCTGCGTTCCCTCCATGCACCGACCTGAGTTCAGCGGGTGCGAGATGGTGGAAGGACAAAGAAAAGGAAAATCCTTTGTTTCAGGTATTCGCCCGACATAATGTTGTGGCTTGTCAGCACTTGGCAGACACTTTGGACTGTCGTTATTATATAGAAAATCCAGTGGGGGCATTGAGCACTTTATGGCGTAAACCGAACCACACTTTTAACCCATGTGATTACGGTGGTTATTTGCCGGAAGATGATGTTCATCCTCAGTATCCAGATTACATCCCTCCCCGTGACGCCTATAGAAAGAAGACTTGTCTATGGTCGGGGAACCGTTTTCAAATGCCAGAAATTAACCCCGTTCAGTATGAGACACTTGTATACGAGCGGAAAGACCCCACCAAAAGTGGGAACTTCTCACCCGTCCATGGTCGCACGGGTGGTAAATCACTGAAGACCAAAAACATTCGTTCGGCAACGCCCCGTGGTTTTGCCAGAGCGGTGTTCAAACACAATAGTCATTAGAAAGGAGAAATCAAATGGCGATAGCAAAACCAACTTCTAAGAAACGTAAACCTTACGGTAAACGTCAGAAGACTTACTATTGGGATTGGAAGACAAGGTTAAACGCTGAACAGTACATCGAAAAGCTTTGCGGTGTATTGGAAAGTCCCTTGGATTCCATGTACCAAATGGATGGCAACATGATGATTTCCGACTATCACGAATTGATTAGTGGGTTACATCATATCCGCAACCGCAATGAGAAACCTAGTCGTGGTTGAGGTAATCAACATTGGTGATAAGTGCGTAGAGTGCGGTGAAGACACCGCATTCGGCACTGGAAAGTTCATCAATCGTGTCTGTGCTGAAGTTCAGGAAAGTGTGGATCATGATAGGATTGAGGGATATATGTGCGGTGATTGCTTATCCAAAGCGGAAGAGGAGTGGGCGGAATGTTCTGAAGCGGAAGAGGAGTTTGAGAAATGCATATCCATATAGATAATAAATGTGTAGAGTGCGGTGAGGACACCGCATTCGGCACTAAAAAATTCATCAATCGCATTCCAGTAGACCATCCGGCCTATGAAATATGGGCAAAGGATAAACAATATATGTGTGGTCATTGCGTTTCCGAAGCTGATGAAGAGTGGCCTCTTTTTCATGAGGGGATTTCCCCCGTCAGGGAAATGAAAATCAAGATGGCACAGAAACTTGTCCGGCAAGCTGTTGAAACCTATGCGGAAGAAGCACGGGGCAACGGTATGTCGGTTTCTGATTATTTTGATTTGAAACAAGCAATGGAAAGCATTGATGAATTAATTCTTAGATATACGGAAGGAGATGATGAATGAGTAAAATGAGTCAACTCGCTCATGAGATGGATGAGTGCAATACATTTTCAGCATGGTCAGCGGACGGTAAAACCGAAGTCCAACTGGAAGCCCCAATCAATCCTGATAGACTTGATCAGGGGAACTACATCAACAATTCAGACACTGTTGTCGATGAAAGAGTTGATGTGGACGATTACCCGATTGACGGCTCAATATGTTTTCTTGAACCGCATGAAATCCACACAATACATTTCCTCAGTGAGAACACTGATGATGAGTACGACAGGAATGTTCTTAAAAAACTTTATGAGAGGATCAAGTAATGGTGGGTATTCTCAGGGAGTCCACCTTACTGTCTTCTTTAGAAGACATCGTGGGTCAAATGCAGATGGGTAAGCTTGATGATCAACAAGTTCATGACATTCTTTCTAACGTTACAAACCCGTATCCTCAAGATTTCGGAAAACCAAACAAGGAAGAAAGTTCTGGAGGTGCTATCTGTTATTTAACAGAAGGTGAATTGGATCTCCTTTGTTTTCTCAGTGACAAGCGTTCCGATGAGCCACGAGATATGGCAGTGCTTGATTCTTTAGAAAGTTTTTTAGACGATCTTAAAAGGGTTATCAAGAATGTGAAGTTAGACACGGAACGGGTTATTCATGACGATGAAAGAGAAGAGCTTAAAAAAATTTGGGAAAGGGCAAGAAAATGGGATTAGAATATTATCTGTTAGTGTTTCTTGGTGGAGCAGTTTTAGTTCTGCTGCAGAATTTATAAAATGTTGAAAACTCTCGATTTGTTCAGTGGTATTGGTGGCTTCGCAGTTGGTCTTGAGGCCACCAATTTTTTTAAAACAACGTGCTTCGTGGAGCAGGAGCCGTATTGCCAAGCGGTTTTACGGCATCACTGGCCCGAAGTTCCAATTTTAGGAGATATAAAAAATGTCAAAAGATCCGACCTCCCCGACCCCGACCCAGATGTCATTCTTGGAGGATTCCCCTGCCAGCCTTTCAGTCAAGCCGGACATCAAAAGGCCCAATCCGACTCCCGACATCTCTGGCCGGAAATGTTTAGGCTCATCAAAGAGTGTAGGCCGACTTGGGTTATTGGAGAAAACGTTATTGGAATCGTCAAATTGGGCTTGGACGAAGTACTCACTGACTTGGAGAACGAAGGCTACGCCACAAGGACGTTTAATATTCCAGCTTGCGCGGTTGGCGCCCCGCACCTCCGGCAAAGAGTCTGGATTATTGCACACTCCGACAGCAAAGGGGAACCAGATGGCTCCATCGATGCTAAAGCACAAGGGGAATTGGGCAACAGGGATACGGGAACGAGGCCAGAAGATGTGGCCGACCCCCAGAGTGAGCGACACGGAAGGGGGAGTAGTGAAGAATGTGGAAATGAACAACGGATCATTCTCCCGAAGGAACAAGAAGGGGGAACGATGGGGAGTGAAGCTGAAGGATGCGGTGAACCATACCGACCCGAACAGTGGTGGGAGTTTGAACCCTCAGTGGGTCGCTTGGCTCATGGGGTACAAAACAGAGTATCTCAAATCCGTGCCTTGGGAAACTCAATCATCCCGCAAATCGCGAAGGAAATAGGTGATGCCATTAAAAAATCTGAAGAAAGCTTTTTATAAGTTTCAGTTAAAATACCCGACCGGAAAGGATTTTAACCCGACTATCCGTAGGCTTATCGAACTTGTGAATAAATCTAAAATGAGTAGCTCACAAGTTTGTCTTAAAGCTGGAATAAACGTTAATACTATAACGGGATGGAGGAACAATAGAAGAAATCCAAGTTTAGAAAATTTCCAGGCGGTGTTGAAAGTTTTAGGGTATAAATTAGTTATTAGATCAATTAACGCAAAGGATTAGTTATGACCTCCAAACGGCAGCGGATGAAAAATCGAAGACATAATGTAACAAATATTATTGAGACAACCACGGACAAATATTATGTGTCTTTTGGCATTGATCCAGAAGCTTTAAACATCGGAGAAGTGTTTATAAGAGGATCAAAAATAGGGAGCGACATGGATATATTACTGGATGATGCTACTGTGGTATTATCTTTAGCTTTGCAATACGGAGTGCCTTTGGAACAATTGGTACACAGTCTCCATAGCGGTCGAGAGGGCGGGGGTGAGTCTATCTTGGCTAAAACAATAGCTTTAATGAAGGAAAACTTATGAAGAAATTTTTAATTGGTTCGTTGGCAGTGATCTCTTTATCAGCCTGTTCTGCTGGGTGGCAACACGCTAACCATAACGATGGTGGTTATGTTTGGGTTGGTTGTCATGTAATACATAAAAATCCTGTCAATTGTTATCCGGCTCCCGACAAGTGCGCCTATGCATTTGGACCGGAAGGTGATAAAAAGGTAGGACAGAAGATCTATTTTAAACAAGTCGATGCGTATGGGAAGGTCGGAACTCCTTTAACAGCCCGACCATGCCGGGAAGGTGAGTAATGAAACGTAGACAAAGCGATAAAGAATGGGATTACGATAAGATAGATGCCCAACGTAATGAGGAATGGAACGGTATCCATAAACTTATTACCGATCATAAGGTTGAGAAACGTGTTACTGCGGAAGAAATAGCCAAGCGTAATGCTATTTTTTACAACCATGTTGAAATCAACAAGGAATATAAATGATTGAGGCAGCAATTGTCTGTCTAGCTCTCAATCTCTATCATGAAGCTAGAGGTGAACCTGTAATAGGCCAAATTGCGGTATCTCAGGTCGTTTTAAACCGTGTCAAGGATAAAAGATATCCAAACACGGTATGTGGGGTGGTGCGCCAAGCAAGATACTCAAAAACCAGTAAGCTTCCCTTGCGTCATCAATGCCAATTTAGCTGGTTCTGTGATGGTAAATCTGATAAACCTAGGGATAAGCGAGCTTTTAAATGGTCTTATGATCTCTCGAAAAGAGTTCTATTGGGTGAGTTCAGCGATTTAGTTGGCGGTGCGACCCATTATCATTCTGTAAAAGTCAACCCCAATTGGGCTATAAAGAAGAAAAGAGTTACTAAAATAGGGGATCACATATTTCACAAATGGACAATGGACAATGGCACAGAAAAAACAAAAAATTCACCTACCAAAAAAGAGATCACGAAGAAGGAAACGGTTAAAACCGTTAAACATGAGGAAAAGATTGGGACCGAAATCAGGGTGGAGAGGTATGAAGAAAAGAAAGAGAGGTCAGGGTGCATAAAGAATGCAGATGGTGTGATATGCTGGTTGATGAGGAGAATTGTTTCGCGGATCCTATAGTAGGAGGGGATTGGACTATTTGGATGTGTAGTTGCGGAAAATTTATACGCGATGATCAGTTATACGATAATCAGGACATTTCTTTAAGCGCATCCAGTTCATAACCCATACACTTTAGAAGCTGTTCTATTTTATAAATGGATGGCTCTTTAATCTTGTTGCGTTCATAATTCTCAATGGTACTCGTACCAACACCGGACAACATAGAAAGTTCTGGCCGTGTTAGACCAGATTCTTTCCTTATTGAGATTAATATTCCCGACCAATGATCCGGTAGTTTGTCCATATTCCAGTTTGTCATCTTTAGCATCATACATTCATAGCATGAAACCTTTCAAGAAAACAATATGATAATGGCTAGTGTTGGGTTCCGTTCCCGCAGGAATGAAGCCATGACTCAAAAGTCAAAGACTCCTCCCCCGCTGCTATCCCCAGTGTAATAGTGAGAAGCTTGGACATAACAAAGCAAGCGTGTTGTACCCCCAAAGCTTCGCTTCCCTGTTCGAGAGCGACCCTGAAAAGAACAACGGCTCTTTCCTCTTGGGATAAAGTACTTGGGTGATTCATCACAAATTCTCTCGTATTTTCGTAGAACTCTTCGTAAGCCTTTGCGTCATTTTCCATTACAATCAATCCCAAATGCACGCCACATTTCTTTGTCAGTAGGCATGTCTTCAACGAGATCAACTAAGAACGCTATCTGCTGTGCAGGGGAGCGTTGGTTTTTCTCAGAAAGCTTCCATAGCTTTTCCCAAGTCGGAACGGGAACCGCTACACTTTTGTATTTTCTTATATCAGGCATTTAATAATTCCTTCTAGTTAAGTTTAAGTTAGGTTAAGTTCAAGTTAAAAGTATTAGTTTTATACTCCTTTCAAATTTAAACAGGTTTGTTCTTCGAGCTTCTCGAACCATCGTAACAACCTTGGTAGGTTCTTATCTGGTCCGAAAGCTAAGAAAGTACCATCACAGGAATCAGCCCCAAGTATAGATATTAGGCTCAATCTGCGATAACTGTTGACCCGACCAACGTGGAGCCATTTTCGGTTTCTTTTCGCTTCGCCCATAATATCTGCCGCCGACTGCGACAATTTCCACGTTGTTGTGCCTCCTATAAAGAGACAATCAAATTCCTCCCAAGGTAAATTCTTGGTCGCACCGTCCTGTGCAATAAAAGCAGATTTATATCCAATGCTTCTAATTTTTGGTAGCAAGGGCAAAGATCTTTCTAATGTTTCTTTTGCGTTCCCGACAACATCTGGAGCGGTAGCAAACAGGCAAGTTTCCCTAGGAAATTTATCCAACCAATCCAGGTACTTATCATCGGAATACAAATCGGGTCTTGCAAAGCATCCGTTGTCCGCAGCCCAAACTTTATTGTTTCCAATAGCTTGCTTCCCGACATTAAAGCTCATCATTAACCCAATGTCGGGGTGCTCTACAGACTTACCGCTAAGATAGATCATCTTTTTTTGATCATCCACCATACAACTAATGCGCCAGCCATCTTAGCTATTGTCATTAGTATTACATTTAAATAAGAAAAATGCCCTATCATGTATAAGAACACCGAACTATCAACGGGTGTTGCCGCCACACTTGATATAAGAACACGTTGATGGAAAGGTTGCCATGTCCAGCTATAAACAAGCCAATCAATCAATTCAGAAATAAAGAAAGCAACTACCGAAGCTAAAGCAACATAGGGATCAGCCATCGCCCAAGATAAAAACCCAGCAAATAACATAGCAACAATAACACGATGCCCTATTTCTTTCTGTGCGTAATCTCGAGCAACAAATATTAAACCAACAACTAAAGACATTGGAGGAAACATTTCTCCAAACAAAGGAACCAGAGGTACAACTGTAAATCCAATATTAACTAAAACAATTAGAACAATGTACCCAATAGTGTATTTATATTCCTTAACGTAATCCATTTCTTTCTCCTTTTTAAAAGGGTATGCTATCGTAATCAATTCCACCGGAAGAATAGAGGGCTACGTTACCAAAGTTATCGGGGGCGTAACCACCATCCAATACCCATTTTCCATCTTCTATCCGGCAATTTTTAAATATCTTATCGCCCGCACAAGCGAGTAAATAACGTATTGTGTCAGGTAAATTATAATCTTCATCAAAATTGAATGAGTCTATTCTTAGGTCAATCGTAATAGAAGGGAAATCCTGAACTTCTTCCCAATCAGGATGAGGGGGTTCACCATCATCATTAGAATTTTTTCTAGGAACAAATTCCACAATATTATCCATTTTATTCTCCTTTATTCATAAGCCTCGTTAATATCTTTGGTCTTAGGATCATCAGCCTTGTACCTACCCTTCTTAGTTCTGGAACGTTTCTTCTTTGTCTTGCGTTCAGGTTCAAATTCCAGCACAAAGAAACTGGCGCACAAGTCACGAAATGTTTTAACGTCTGAAAGTTTCATAATTAGTCTCCTCTATAAAAGCCATTGTTTAAATCCTTCGCCCATAACCTGGCTAGCGACATCCATCTTGCTACGCAGAGCTTTGACAATTCTTTCATCGATGGTCCCTTCTGCGATTAAATCTACATAAGTGACCGTGTTCCGTTGTCCAATCCTATGCGCCCGATCTTCACTTTGCATACGCACCGCCAGATCAAAGCTGTTAGAAAAATAAATCACGTTCTGGGCTGCCGTTAGAGTTAGCCCATAACCTCCGGTCTGTGGGTTCCCTATAAAGAATTGAGCATCCCCGTTCTGGAACCTCTCGACTGCCTTAACCCTTGCTTCATCGGAAGTGTCTCCAAAGTAATCTACGGCTGTCCCAGATCCATAAACTTTATTTAATTCTTTTGTTATGCGTTGAACGTCATAACGGAACCTCGACCATATTATTGACTTGCCGTCCATCTCTTCTAGGCATTGCATAAGTTCTTTTATACGATTGTCCTCAATCTCAATTAACTCCCCATAATCCGATTTAGTATGTCCGGAGAGAACCTGTTGCATCCTGAGTAACTGAGTCATCACGTTTGGAGCGGTCATAAACTCATCATCGTTTATGTTGGCTAACGCAAACTCTTTTAGTTCTCTGTAGATACGATCCTGTTCAGGTGTTAAGGAAACAGCCCTCTGTGTGTAGACTTTTTCAGGAAGATCAAGGCATTCCTCTTTTGTTATTCTTGAAGAAAAAGTTTTCAAAAGAGTCGATAGATCTTCTAAGTTTCTATACCCAACTACTAAATTAAAAGAATGACTACCCACAGTTCTTTTTTTCATGATGCTATATCGGTATTGAAACTGAAAATAATTATTACCGCAGTCTCCCAATAAATTTTCATCCATAAAATTACACTGCGCCCATAAATCTAAAGGCGATTGGGTAACAGGAAACCCCGTTAATATTCTACGGTACTTCGCAAGCTTGCCTATTTTTATAAGAGCCTTAGTTCTTCGAGCTTTCGGGCTTTTAATAGCCGTTGACTCATCTACCGCTAGGAGGGACGTAGAAGCCTTCAGGAGCGACTCTAAATATTTCTTACCTTTGTCAGTGGACAATGCTTCAACGTTCATTAGGAACACTCTGAAGACCTCTGAGGGGGTTAGAAAACCATTTAACTTCTCTTTATTAGACTTTGTACTGGCAGGACTCCATACCGCAACATCCTTCTGTATACGATCTGGAAGATGAGCCGGTATTTCCAAGTTTGCCCAATTCCGAAAGACACCTTTAGGGGCTATTACTATAAAAGTGTCGATCTCATTTTTCTCATAAAGAATAGCAGCGTTGTCGATACAAACTTTAGATTTCCCTGTACCCATCTCCATAAGAAATGCCCAGTTGACTTTGTTCCAACATCGTTTAAGAACATCATCTTGGTGTTGGTACGGTTTTGTTTTATATTCATATGCCATGATCGATGGATATTATAGTCCATCATTTAATATTTGCAATATAAAATTTACATGTTATAGTGTTTTTCAGAAAGGAGAGAATAATGGCTGTTTACGTTACGCAAGAAAATCCTCGAGTTGATATCTTATCAGCTAACAAGTGGGGTGATCTTGTTCCTCTTGCATCTCCTTTCGATCAGATTCACATAAATCCTGGACGCATAGTTTCTCAATTACGGAGAAAGCTAAAGGGCTTTAGTGATGAAGATTGGTTATTAGCAATGGGGGATCCAGCCATCATCGGTGTTGCATTCGCAATTGCCGCAGACGCTAACCGTGGGCGTGTCGGCTTATTGAAATGGGATAAGATCGAGAAATCTTATTACCCCGTTAAGATAAGTGTTCGCGGTGGCATTACAGAACTTTAACCCTGAAGAGGAGATACTTTAATGACTGACGAAGATGTATGGAGTGCGATTGACGCTGATGCAAGTCTCTTTGAAGGTCTTACAACGGAAGGGGGTGGGGAATTAAGTGACCTCATTCGCCAAGTTGTAGGAGTGGAGAAGACAGTTGCAAAAGTTGAAGAAGAACTGAAGAGTCTAAAGAAAAGACGCGACAGTTATCTATTCGACCTAATTCCTGCAAAGATGCAAGAGGTCGGAATGGACAAGGTAGTTGTAGAAGGACACACTGTTAGTCTTTCTACATTTGTTTCTGGCACGTTGCCAAAAGACCCTATTCAAAGGGATGTAGCTTTTTCACATCTTAGAGAGATTGGTTGTTCTGATTTTATAAAGAACGAAGTGAAAGTTTCGTTTGGAATAAAGGAAGACAATATAGCTAAGAGTGTTCAGGCTGATCTTGAAGAGCAAGGTCATGACACAACAGCCAAGACATGGGTTGAACCTATGACGCTCAAAAAGTTGTTACGTGAGCGTGTAGAGAACAACGAAGAAATCGACCTTGAAATTTTTAACGCACATATTGGAACCGTAGCCAAGATAAAAGGAGCATAAAATCATGACTGCAACAAAAAAAGAAACGTTACCTGCCGAACTAGACGCATTATTTGCGGAAGACTCTGGAAAAGGTTTTGAGGAAGTTACCTCTGCTGACATCCAGATACCTTTTTTAAGAATAATACAACAAATGTCTCCACAGATTAATAAGAAAGAAGCTGGCTTTATTGAAGGGGCTTCTGGTGGTGACATCTTTAACACTGTGACCAACAAGTATTGGGACGGTGAAGAGGGTGTTGTAGTAATTCCTGTTTACTTCCAGATGAAATGTTTGGAGTTTGTGCCAAGAGATCAAGGTGGTGGTTTCGTAGGCGAGTTGTCGGCTTCCTCAAAGGAAGTGGCAAGCGCAGAACGTAATCATGAAACGGGAATGGAAATGCTTTCCAGTGGGAACGAACTTGTTCGTACTGCTCAGTATTACATTAAGATTGTTCATGAGGATGGAACGTTAGAAAATGCAATTGTGGACATGAAGAAAACACAATTGAAAAAGTCTCGACTTTGGATGTCTATGCAGATGATGCAGAAACGTAACGGTATAACCTTACCCTCTTACGCCTGTACTTATCGTTTGAAGACTGTTGAGGACGGGAATGATAAAGGAAGCTGGAATACTTGGTCGATAGCCCATGAGGGGATGATCCCAAGTGTAGAAGCTTATAACGATTGCAAAGAACTACATGGAAGTATCTCCAGTGGTGCATTGCAGATAGCTCCTCCCCCAAGTGATGAGTTATTAGAGAGTCCGAAGACTTCTTCTGAAGACGATATTCCGTTTTAAATAGGGGAACGCCCCTATCTTATGTGAGGTAGGGGCGTATTTTTGATGAGTACAGCAGAGAGATTTTCAGCCCTATTTAGAGGCTATAGTGGAGCGCACGGGCAAACTACTGTCTTGGACACTCAACGCGAAGGCAAGAAAAAAGCAAAAAGTTTCTTGGTCAGGGAACCGTTGACCCTTGATCTTGTAGAACAGCACTTGGAAGGTAAGCGCGGAGTAGGGAGCGTTCCAATAGATGAGACTAATGGATGTTACTTTGGCGCATTAGACATTGACGATTATAGTTTAGACTTGGTTGCCCTTTATAAGAAGGTTGAGCGTTTGAAGCTCCCTCTAGTAATGTGTCGATCTAAGTCGGGTGGCGCACATTTATTTCTATTCATGGAGGAGAAAACACCAGCGTCAGAGATACGCGATAAGTTATCAGAGTTTGCATCTGCCTTGGGGTGGGGAACTTGTGAGATATTTCCTAAACAAGAAGAAGTAATTGTAGAGCGAGGGGATGTCGGTAACTTTATAAATCTTCCCTACTTTAACGCTAAGTATACAACTAGATACGCCTTAGATAAGAAAGGTGAAAGCCTTACACTCGAAGAGTTTCTAGAAAGAGCGGAATCTAGAAAAATTGACTTTAAGACTTTATCTGAATGCAAGGCTAGTGCGGACGATACGGTACTACCCTTGGGGCCTCCGTGCCTTCAGCAGATAGCTGAGTCTGGAATACCGGAAGGATGCCGTAACAATACTTTATTAAACATAGGCGTTTACTACAGAAAGGTTGATCCATCTAACTGGAAGCAGCTTCTAGAAAAGGCAAATCAGCAGTATTGCAGTCCGCCTGTTCCGGCGAGTGAGATTGTGACCATACAAAGCCAACTTGAAAAAAAAGAATATATGTACACCTGTAAGCAAGAGCCATTGCATAGTCATTGCAACAAAGCGTTATGCAAGACTAGAAAGTATGGAATTGGCAGTGGTCAGGGAACCGCGACTATTGGTGGTTTGACCGTTGTAGAGTCAGAACCTCCCGTTTGGTTCGTAGATGTAGACGGCTCTAGGCTAGAGTTATCAACAAAGCAATTGCAATTGCAGATGGAGTTTCAACGAGCGTGTATGGAACAGATGTACAAGATGCCAGCCAAGGTTAAAGATAGCGATTGGCGTGATTTAATAGACATTCTTTTAGGTAACGCGACCCATGTATCCGTGCCGGAAGAATTAACAAACAAGGGTCAGTTTATTGAGCTTCTTGAGATGTATTGCACATCGAGAATTAAAGCCCAAAGCCCTGAAGAGATCATGACGGGCAAGCCATGGACAGAGGACGGTGTTACTTACTTTAAATTAACGGGTCTTCAAGAGTTTTTGAAGCGTCATAATTTTACCAGTTATACCAGAGGTCAGGTTACAGAAAGACTTAAAGAATTAAACAACGGTGATGATTCGACTAAAAATTATAGATTTAAAGACACTAATGACAATTGGAAGTCGGTAAGGGTTTGGTATATACCTGAAATGGATAAGGCTGAAGTAGAGTTACCTGACATTACCTTTGAAGAAGATCAGGATATTCCGTTTTGATTGAAGAGAAGACAATCCTTGGCCCACCGGGAACAGGGAAAACCCAAACCAACTCTAATCTTGTGCGCGATTGTATTAAGAATGGCATGGACCCTTTCAAGATTGCCTGTGTATCGTTTACCAGAAAGGCAGCGCAAGAAAGCAGAGAGCGTGTATGCTTGGATTTAGGTCTCGAAGAAGACAGCCTTCCTTATTTTCAAACGCTTCACTCAATGGCTTTTAGAGCGGGGGGCTATAAGGTTGACGATGTTGTTACAGCTAAAGATTTTGCCAAGATAGGTAAGTCCGTGGGCCTGAGTTTTACGAACTCTAATAAAACAGCCAGAGAGAGTGACTTCGATATTATTGGGTATTCTCAGGGAGATGCCTACATGTCTATCTACCAGACATCCAGGAGTTTGCAAAATTCTTTGGAGGATTGTTTTAGAGAAGCAGAGAACTACGATTTACACTGGACAGAACTAACCAGACTTGTTGATGCTTACGAAAGCTACAAAAAGGCAAAGAAGAAAATAGACTTTACGGACATGATCGAGGGCTTTGTAAAGCGTGACGATCCCCCCAATTTAGATGCTTTGTTTGTTGATGAAGCACAAGACTTGTCCACCCTACAATGGGCCATGGTCAATGTACTGAGGGAGACGCCTAAGTTTCAGGTATTTACGGGTGATGACGATCAAGCCATAATGGGATTCCAAGGGGCTGATGTTAAGGCTTTCTTAACGGCTACAGAAAAGAAGGAAGTACTAACACAGTCTTATAGATTACCTAAACGGGTTTGGGATCAAGCCCAACGAATAGCTTTACAGATAGAAGACAGAGCACCCAAGACATGGTCACCAAAGGATGAAGAAGGTTCTGTCCATTATCACCAGAACTTTGGGGACGTCCCGTTTGAGGAGGGTGATTGGTGCGTCTTAGCCAGAACTAACCATATAGCTAATTTTTATGCCAGCCAGCTTGAAGAAGAAGGTTGGGTATATAGTCGTAATGGTAAAACAAGTATACATCCCCAGACATATGACGCGATTATGTCTTGGGAGGATCTGGTTAAAGGCAGAAGCATAACCGTACCAGCTTTAAAAAACATGTATGGTTTTATGAAAGTGGGAACTGATTATAAGAAAGGCTATGGTCCACGGGCTAAATGCTTTATTACTTTAGATTCAGAACAATTGATAGATATGTCTTTTGCTGAAGCAAATCTTGGCTTAAAGTGGGGTAACGATACTAGATGGCACAAAGCGTTATCTAAAATAGACTTGGATACAAAAAATTATGTACTTAATGCCTTGCGGAGAGGAGATAACGTTAAACATCCCAGAATAAAAGTAAGCACCATACACTCAATGAAGGGAGGAGAAAGTGATAACATTCTTGTTATTACCGATCTATCTTACGCCTCATGGAAACAATATCAAAAAAATCCATCAATTGAGCATCGTGTTTTTTATGTCGCTGTAACAAGAGCTAAAAAATCATTGCACATTCTAGAACCTACGACACGGAGATACTACGAGATATGAAGAAGGATAATGTAAACCACCCCCCACATTACACCAATGGAGAAATTGAGTGTCTGGATGCCGTCAAATCGGCATTAGGTAAAGAGGGTTTTAACGCTTATTTAAAGGGGCAGATCATTAAATATTTGTGGAGAATGGACTATAAAGGAAAGCGGATGGAAGACGCTGAAAAGGCGCAGTTCTATACTAATAAATTAGTTACAGAATTAAAAGGATAGTAGTATGCAAGAAGATTTGTTTGATGAGACAACTTGGACTCCGCCAGACGTACTTCCAGATTTATCCGGTGAAAAAATAATAGCCATTGACGTTGAGACACGTGACCCAAATTTAATCAGTAAAGGGCCGGGATGGTCAAGGGACGATGGTCAGTTGATAGGGATAGCTGTAGCAGCGGAAGGATGGAATGCTTACTTGCCTATTGCCCATGAGGGCGGCGGTAACATGTCTAAGAATACGGTTTGCCGTTGGATGCAAGACCAACTTAATCACGGTATGGATGTGGTGTTCCATAATGCTCAATACGATTTAGGATGGTTACTATCAGAAGGTATAGAGATAAAGGGCAAGGTTCTGGACACTATGATTGCCGCTCCATTGCTCGATGAAAACAGATTTAGCTACTCTCTTAATGCTTTAGGATCTACTTACCTTGGCGAAAAGAAACAAGAGTATGATCTAAAAAGGGCAGCCGATCAGCATGGCGTTGACGCTAAGAAAGATATGTGGAAGCTTCCAGCGGCAAGAGTTGCCTCATATGCTGAGACGGACGCTAGACTTACTTTAAACTTATGGCACATTCTTATAGACAAACTTTCTCAGGAAAATTGCGATAACGTCTTGGAGATGGAGTTATCTTTACTTCCTGTGATATTTCAGATGCGCCGTAAGGGGGTTAGAGTAGATCTTGACAAAGCGGATAAAACTAAAAAGTTTTTAGAAAACAAAGAAAAGAAACTTCTTAAAAAGATACATGATGAGACTAATGTTTGGCTAGAGCCGTGGAACGCCACGTCTTTAGCAAGTGTGTTTGATTTTCTCAATCTTAAATACGAAAGAACAGCTAAAACGGAAGCCCCCAGTTTTACTAAGCACTTTCTAAAAAACAATTCCCACCCCATTGCAAAAACAGTTTTAGAAATTCGTGAGTACAACAAGGCCAACACTACTTTTGTGGACACCGTACTTAACCATCAGTACAAGGGCCGAATCCATTGCCAGTTTAACCAGTTGAGATCTGATGATGGGGGTACGGTATCCGGTAGGTTTTCTTCGAGCCATCCTAACTTACAGCAAGTTCCAGCTAAACATCCTGAAATCAAAAAGATGATACGGGGATTATTCATACCGGAAGAAGGGTGCAAATGGGGAAGTTTTGATTACAGCGCTCAAGAACCTAGATGGCTTATGCATTACGCTTCCAAGAACCCTAGTACGAGGGATAACGAAAAGGTTGTTGAAATAGTAAATCAGTACCAGAATACCGATTTAGATTTTCATCAGATGGTTGCTGACATTGCAGATGTGGATCGAAGTACGGCCAAGGTTATTAACTTGGGTATCATGTACGGTATGGGCATTGGTAAATTAGCTAGTATTATGGGCGATATTGAGTTTTCAGAAGCCAAGGCTATACGCAATGATTACGATGAAAAAGTTCCTTTTATTAAGGAAATGGCTTCATCTGTTATGAAGGTAGCGTCCGAAAGACAAGAGATTAAAACCTTGTTGGGCAGAAAGTGCCGATTTCCAATGCGTGAACTTAAAGGCTATAACAAGGGGTCAAGCTCTCTAATTCATAAAGACCGCCTCGAGGAGCGGTGGGAAGATGTAATGGCTACTCCATTAGAAGAGCGTGATCAGGGGTGGAAGTCTTTAGACCCAGCGCGGTATCAAGTAGCTTTTACCTACAAGTCATTAAATAGATTGATTCAGGCGTCCTCTGCTGATCAGACCAAGATGGCAATGATGGTATGCGTTGAGAAGGGTTACTTGCCTATGCTGACGGTGCATGATGAACTTTGCTTTTCAATTGAAAACGATGAGCAAGTAGCTGAGATAAAATATCTCATGGAGAATTGCGTTCCTGATATGGCAATACCATCGGTTATCGATACGGGCATCGGCACGGATTGGGGTAATGCGAAATAATTAAAAAAAGGGCAGCCCCAGAAGGACTGCCCCAAGTTGGTGGTGGATAAAAACTATTGTTTTTCGGAATAAACTTCGCTAGTGTTATTAGCAAGTTCGTCTAACTCAAGAATAGACCAGTAATGTTGAGCACTGGGAAGTAACCTAATAGACTTTAGACCACTACTAGGTTCTCGCGTTGCACGGTAAAGTCTAGCGGCCATGCTACGGGAGTGTTCCCCAAATAAATAACAACAAGCTTCTTTAGTCGTTAGTAAACGGGGTTTATTAGTCTTGTTTAGATCCATAATATGAACCCTTTCTTGTAATTTAACGGTGCAATATGCTCCGTTTTCTGACAAGAAATATCACATAATGTATTTTAAATTTAAAGATGCGGTTTGTGTAAAGTTGTGTACTTTTGTAGACAGATGATGTTTATGGTTTTGGATTTATGAGGTCCGGAACGAAAATAACTTTATTATCCTTGCCAACATAAGCTAATATAACGTTTAATTTTTTTTGAAGTTTACTACGAGTTCTGTATATACGGGCAGGTTTTTTGCGTTTAGGATTAACTCTAGACGAATCTGTTTTTGCATCTATAAGAAAAACTTTTCCTTCTTTATTAACGGCAATAATGTCTATGGGGCCTTGTTGATGAACTACGGGGGAGAAAACGTAATAACCCATGTTTACTAGATGAGCGGCTGCTATAAGCTCTGATCTAGTACCTTTCTGATGGGTTATTTCAGGCACTTAAACTTGCAATGCCCCCTTTAGCATAAAAATCGCCCCAATCATACGTTTCTCCAGTTGAGGTTGTTCCTGTATCTTCAGTATATCCCCAATTATCAAACGAATGCTGTGTTGGGGGGAGATTTGGATTAACCCAAGGAGCGGCTTTGGCGCCCGGTGGAGCAGCGATTGTGCCTCTTTCAACAGGTGCTATGGGTGGTGGTCCTACAACAGGTGGTCCTTGCCAATCATCAATATCTATATCTCTACTAGCAAGGTATCTTCTGAACAATGGGTCTAAATCAGGACGGGTGGTAGGTCCGCTAAAAAGAGAAGCTATTCCGCCAACATAAGGTAATGATCTAGCAAATGTTCCTAGACCTGTAGTTCCCCTTCCATACTTAGCTAAGTCATCTATTTTTTGTTGATCATACTCTTCGCTCATTCTAGATATATCGTAAATACCTTTTCCAGCGGCAAGAACGGGATTTAAATTAATAACATTAGCTAAATCTAATGCGGTTATTCCCTTACTAACAATATCACCAACAGTTTTAGCAGCTTCTACAGGATCTTTAGAAACATTACCTAAAGCATTTTCTCCAATAGCTTGACTAAGAGTACTTTTATTAGTTGTCGGATTCATTCTATTCTCATAGTCTCTAAGCATAGAGGCTAGGTTACTTTTATCCATTATATCAACCATTAAAAAGGAATCCTTCCACGAATCATGATCTTTCTGGGCCTATATCTATCGTAATCGAAACCAAGAGTTCGGCCTTGAGAATCTGTTAAACTTGCACCACCACCCGTAGGTTTACCACCAGAATAAATTTCTTTGTTTCCTTCTGGCGAAGTTACTTGATTTCTAAACCCGTATCCTTGGGCCATTAGACTTAAAATATAATCTCGTATAGGAATTTCAGTACTTATTTGACCGCTTGCCCCAGCATGGCTACCCGACCAATCATTTCCATAGTTCTTCGTTCCTGAATAAGAACCCTCACCTTGAAGTCTTGTTCTTTCCGCTAAAGCTCTTAACAAAGCAACTATTCCCCCTTGCATAGGAGCTTGTCTAGGTCGCTGTTGATCTGTATCAGCCATTAGATAGGTGCTCCTTGACAACAATCACCGTCAGTTATGCACTTGCAATCAGCGCATTGGTAGTGTCCATGGACCCAGGTCTTTGGTTTATCGCACCCGCATTTAGGGCAGATTATCCCAGTTACTACCATCGAATCGTAAGGATATTCCTCTGTTATCTCTTCCTGCATAACTGCAATGTACCCAACCGGAGTTAGGATCTCCTTCCTTATAAAACTCTAAAATTAATTGATCAAATTCTACATTGTCCTTGATCCATAAAGCAACGTCCATGTTTGGGACGCCCTTAACCTCAAAATCAACAGCCTCTCCTTTTATGTGCTGTGATTTATCGGAGGATCCAATCTTTCTGTTTAGCTCCAGACACCTGAACCCGCTCGAGGGATAGATAGGAACATTGTAACGGTATCGAATAGGCTCCAATACTAAGTCACATAACTTGGTGAGTTTAGCTATCTCCGGCGCATGGGGGGTGTTGTCGATGCCCAGCCGTGCCGCAGTATCAGACCGTGTTAACTCTTCCAAGGTAAAATGTTTTGAAAGTTGCATTTAGTCCTCTTCTTTTCGTGCTCTGTACACAACCACCACGGCTTCGCATTCGGGGTTCATACAGTCAAATGTTTTTTCCAGATCAAAATCTTCATCATCAAGATCATCATCTTCTCTGTGTAAGAGTTCATTATCACAAAAATAACAGTTCATCATGGGCCGACTCCCAGTAGCTTATTAATCTCTGTCTGCCGCAGAGAATCAACCTCAGTTCCGCGTACGGTTGGGTTGGCTGGATTATAGATATCCAAAACTTCTTTAGGAGTTTCAGGCAAAGGTCTAAGACCTTCTTTCGGTGAAGTTGCGTAATTAATAACTTTCCCGCTAGGATCATAAGACTCTTCTGTTACTACTCGCACCTCCTCTTTCAAAGGCTCCAACACGGCTCCACTGGCGGCTGTTTGAGATACAGTTTCTTGAATAATTGGTAATAATTTATTGTTCCAATAATACATTACCTTACCACTTTCTTTTAGCTCTTTTCTAGATGGCAATTTGGCTCCAGCAGCTATCATAGCGTCATAATCGGCAGATCTAACAGAAGGGGAAGAAATCAGCTTTAAAAAAGTTTTATTTCTAAAAAGCTTAGAAAGAACTTTAGGGACAAGAGTTAAACTTGCGTAAGTACCTATTGCAGCTAATGCAGGTCCAGCTAAGTATCCAAGAGTTAGAATGGCAAGACCTGATGACACTGCCGCAGTACCTAACGCAGCCGATCTCGCAATTCTAGCAGTTGGACCGACTAGCGCACCTAAACCTTTAAAAGAAGCATCTGAAACTGTCACACTATCATCAGCTAATCTCATCAATCTTTTAACTTGATCTGCCCCTAAGATAGCATTCAAACCACCGCTTTTATTCATCTCAGTAATAGCTTTTGAAAATTCCCTTCCCCAAGTACCTGATTGTACTGCTGTTGCATCTAGAGTAGTCTTAGAAAGAAGCATCTGCATAGCAGTATCTCTTAGTCCTCCGGCCTTATCTATTTCAGCATCTCCTATAACTTTTCTTATTTTATTAAAGGCATTAGGACTATTTAAAATTTCTGTTATAACTGCTTGAGGATTTTCTATTGTACCTGAGTTAATTGCTTTAAAAGCTGCTAATTTTCCGCCCTCATTTGCTTCATCAACAATTGTTTTTAATCGAAGTAGGGAGTCTTTCAAAGGTGAATCGGTAAATTTAGGAATGCTTTTAATTAACTCGTCTTGTTGTCCTGCTCCCAATAAATATGTTTTGTTTAGTGTATTTCTAAGAACAGAAGCGGCATCTTTACCAAATAAAGTATTTTGGACATCTTCGCCTAAAGCAAAAAACTTCTGTGAGAACTGTGTTAAATCTGTTCGGCCTTGAACGTCTTTAGATTTAGATATACTTTGTTCTATCCATGTTTTAGCCAACCCGTTTCTAGCAGCTTCTCTAACTGCCATAGGGTCACCTCCAGCCAACGCAAGTCTGCGAAGTTGCTCTAACGTTTCTCCGTATTCTTTCAGGTGTATTTGAGTAAAGATATCGTCTTTACCTAACTTATTTATAAACTCACTTACCTTTGGTACTGTTCCTTCTGGAAAAAAGTTATCAATTATTTTGTTGGCTTCTGCTAATTGCCCTTGGTTTACCAGCTTAGAGATATTTTCTATAACTCCTGACGCCCCTTTTTTGGATAATTCCCCAGCAGATTCTCCTCTTGGAGTTACTGCTTCTAAATAAGTCTTTAATTGGGGTGCGTTTCCTGCTTTTACTACAGTTTCAGCTACGTCTATGTTACTAGACCAAAACTTATCTTTAACTGTTTTTATAATAGTATTAATGGCAAGATTATTAAAGTCCTCCTGTCCTTTTGTATAATATTCAGCCGCCTTTTTCCACGCACCTAACCCTTGTCTTAAAGAATCAGAAGTCAAAGGCCCCCAACCAAGTTTAAAAACGTTTCCGTTGTCTAGTTGAACTGTTCTAGTTCCATTAGCCAAATCATCGGACAACTGGATGAATTTGGCATCTATTGTGTCATCAACAGCTTTTATAATACGAGATATACCGGCTTGAGCAGCGGAAGCAATTAACTCAGGATCCTTATAACTTAAACTTAAAGCTTGTTTTAATTGTTGTAACTGTTGAAGACCCATTGTAGGTGTTTTTTCAATCACATCAAACAATAGACCCTTATACTGAACAAAAGCATTACTACCCTTAAGGTCTTTTACAGCTTGTTGTATACCCGCCATTGAAAAAGTTGTTGCTTCCTCTCCTATTAAATCTTCTGCATTTTTATACAACTTACTAGATTGAGCCTGAAACATTTTAGAAACCATAGGTAACAATTCTGCAAATTCAGATGGATACCCTTCTCTAGGATTGTATGATTTCTGGATTGTTTCTAATCTTTTTCCTATTACATCTCTTAAGATTCTTTGGCTATACGAGATAGCTTGTTCTGGATCAGACATTGTTTTATTTACAACTTGAGCTATTTCCTTACTTTGAGCTTCAAACATAGCTTCAGCTTGTTCTTTAGGTAGTTTTCCATCCCTGACATCTCTTAATATTTTTGTAATCCAAGCAGTGTTTGCCTTTCCTATTGAGGGGTCAGGAACTACTTTTTCAGCAATAGCCAAAGCTGTTTGCCCTGGTCTTTCTAGTCCAGAAACTGCGCCAATAGTTGGTTTTGCTCCTTGATTAATTAACTCTCTAGCGGCAGCTTTAGCTTCTTCTACTGCTACTTTTTCTGGGTCGAGTCTAAGGCCAATAGAAGTGGTAAGTTTTTCTAGTTTTGTCATAGCCTCTTTTGTTTTCATTTTCCCAGTAGGGTCTCGAGCTATCACAGCGTCTACAGCCTCACCACTTACTGTTGGACCAGCCCCTTTAAAGAGCTTTTGCAGACCTTTAAAAGCTAATCTGCCGCCACCCTCAAAAAGACCGTATTTAGTTCCTGTCCAAGCTACGTTTTCTGCAACTTCACCAAAGGATTCTGTGTTGTAGCCTTCTATTTGATCTATAAGTTCATCTACACCTTTTACTATTGCAACTGCTCCACCCACAATAGCCATCGCAGGAAGCATTGCTGTTGTTCCCATTATAGCAAGACCCGTTCCTAATCCTGTTATGAGAGCAGGACCTTCTTCTCCTATAAAATCTGCTGTGTCTGGCCCCCATGTAAAACCGGGCTTATCAACATAAACAAACCCACTGTCTTGCAACCCCAGTTCTGCTCTTTTTTCAGGAGCTACTTTACTTTGGTCAACCATAAAAACTCCAGGTTGCGGTTCTTGAATAGCTTCAGCACCCAAAGTTGTAGCTAAAAAATGTCTTTGATCCTCAACATTATCGGCTCTTCCGAAGTTATACCTAAAAGTTAAATCTTCAATTTCTCCCATTTCTCTGTATGATCTAACTTCTTGCTGAGAAGCTTCAGGGGGCGGGGTTCCTTGGTCAGGGGGCGGTGGGGCATTGCCCATGCCTGAGTCAATAATGTCTTCATCCATTAAACGGTAATCAAACCCCTCATCTGGATTATAGTTAGGATCTATCTTTTTTAATTGTTCTAACTCAGCATCCGTAATGGTATCACCTGCAATTTCTATTTCCGCAGGTCCGCCTGGAGTCATCATGTTAATAATAGCCATTACGATGGACCTTTTGGAGGAACTAAGCTAAAGCGTAGTTTTTTTGTTGTTTTTTCATCAAAAGGCTTAATTTCTCTCCCAACAGATATCATTTCTTGTTGATAAATTTTATGTATATCGAGGTAAGAATTTCTAATAACATTGCTTACTTGGCTAAGAGCTTTTCGAACACTTGCTTCACTCGTAAATATATTTGTTGTTAAAGATCCTATTACGTCTTTGCCATTAATATCCTTATCTATTTGATACCCCAATGCTCTAGCAACCCTAACTCTGTCTGCGTCAGAAATAGTTTTTCCACTTTCTCCTAAAATCATTGGAGTTATTTTAGCAAGTGTTAAACGACCTTGTGCTTCAAACGCTGTTTGCGGTGAATACTTTTGCCCTACTCCTAAAGCGTAATCGCGAAGCAGTGCTGCTCCAGGAACGCCATCTTCAGCAAAGGCTTGTGCGGCGTCACCAACTCTACTCATAATATTACCAATAGGACCTACTAGAGATGCCTTACCTTTAGCTTTATCAGTTAACTGATATAATTTTTGTAACTCGTCATATATGTTTCTATAGCCGCCAGCTAAACGTTGATACTCTCCTGTAAATCTTTGTACATCGTTTTCGTCAGCCACTGATCCTAAATTAATTATTTCCTTTTCTTCCATTTTACCTGTATCTGGGTTTTTAACTTTAACCGTACGTATCATTCCCAACGCTTTAGCATCTGCTAAGTTTTTAGGAAGCATTATCTTTCCTGCGGATGTTAAGGTTAGTCTAGGAAGCCCTATTTCGCTTTTGTATGCCGCAAAGGGCTTTGGAGGATTGTTATCTCTCTTCATATATTTGTTGTACAGTTCGGCTCGAATTTTTCGGTCTTTTAAAGTTGGCTTACCTGTAATAGTTTTTTGTAAATCTAATTTTTTTATTAAGGATTGAGGATACATTTTAAGATCAGGGTTTCTTTTCTTTAATAAATTATACTCGTCTCGCGTCATACTTCGAGGGCTAAGAGGAGGAATCTTTTTTCCATTTGCAAGTGTTTGCCATTTTGGTCCACTTACATAATCAATTATTTTTCTTCCTTCTTTAGCGATTTCCCTTTTCTCTGCTCTTTCTTCCCTAAGAATTTGTAATTCTTCACCCAGTACAAGCTTACCTATTTCTGTTTGCCTATTCCGTTTTGCGGCCTTTTGTTTCATTCCAAAATTTATCAATCCAGGAAGAGCCTTTTGCATACCATCTGATATATTTTTCAAAGCGTTTGGAGATTCTCCACCAGCTATCGAAGCGCCCAGCATAGCTATTAATAAACCTTGTGTTTGTGGGTCTTCTTCAACGGCTGGAATTAAAGCCTCAATGCGTTTTCTAAGTGAGTCCATGTTGGTAGGCTTACCTTCCACCAAATCTTGACCCGTTGAAACCAAATCTTCTGAAACAGCCAGTTGTAAGTTTTCATCGGTTTCAGGGCCATTAAGTTTAAACGCACTAATTAAAACATCAGAATTTACAAGCTTCGAATCACCTTTATCATTGTTAACGACAATAGGATTGTCACCTGTTGTCATTGTTCCATCAGCACCAACTGCTCCGCCTTCTCCACCCATCATGTCAGAAGCTTCTACTACAGCCTCCACAGCATCGGTTTCGGTATTTTTGTTAGTAGCTTCCGCTAAATTAGCAAACAGTTGGTTCTGCTCATTAATTTCTTTATTCGTTGCTACTGTAGGTGGTCCTTCACCTTGGTCACCTGAACTATCAAAAACAGGAGGAAGCGCTTTAGCAGTAACAGCAATCTCAGGAGCAGCAGACCCATCCGGTGCTGCACCAAGTGGGGCTTCCATATCTTGCTTACTAACCTCAACTACCGAAGCATCGCCCGGCGGGCTGGCAGGACCGCCTATGTTTGGCTTTTCAACCTGTGGTACAGGTTTGGTTAAAGCACTCTCAGCTATATTTACGATAGCTTCTTCACCGGGACTTGGTGCGTTTATATCTATCGCTGGTTGTTTAAAAACGCTTAAAGGTTGCTTTATCAGTTCCATATAATTTTTAATGTCTTCTTCAGGATAACCCATCTGTCTCATTTGTTCAGGAGTCATATTAATTTTTTGCGCTACTTCAACAGAAGGTGGTTTTCTATCAAAAGGAGAAGAAATTTGTCTATCTGCATCCGTTAGAGTACCCATCTTTACATTGTTTTGGGCAGCCTCATAAGCTTTTAGATCTACGCCGGGCCTTAAAGGTAAAGGACCTCCCTGTTCTGTTCCTTTGTATAACCTAACTGCTTGGGCTACTTTAGGATCGTTCATAAAAGATGACTGCTCGACTGCCCTTATCTCATCAGCATTTGCAGTTCCATTTAAAACTTTAGCAATAACATTGTTAACGCCTCCACTACCAAATTTGGCGATTCCACCTTGGTTGAAAACGTAATTAGGTTGCATGTTAACAGCCGCCCCACCTTGGGCCATGGACAGTGTACCACCGCCCATGTCTGATAGAGCATCGTTACTGACTGCATCTACAAGGGAAGGGGACGAAGCTAAAATACCAGATGCCTTCGGGGTAGGGGGAACCATCCCACCGTTATTAAACATATGGCGTCTAGCTAAAACTGATTGGATTGTCCTGTTTCTCATTAAGTTAACCTTCCAAACAGTTCCCCAAATGGATTACTTAACGCTTTATTAACCCCAAGAGCGCCTATCCCAACTCCAATTGCTTGAGATAGAGGACTTGGATCAGGAGCGGCTTTAGCCGTCAATGTGTTTTGAGCAGAACCGATAGTAGGTTTAAAAATATCACTCATAAAGCTAACACGCTGAAACGGTTCGTATTGCTGGGCCAAGGCGTTTGCTCTAGAAGCATCAAGAATTGCCTGTTCCTGGGTTTGTGCTAAACCACCAAGTTGGGTTTGTGCCTGTATCTGGTTCTGCAACATATTCTGTCCCGTTGTTCCAAGATTAGCTTGCGCTATGCCAAGCTGACCCATAGCACTTCCGCCTCTAATAGCTTCCTGACTTCTAGCTTGACCAATGCCAGCTAGTAAATTAGCTACTCCTTGCTGGCGTTTTTGTTGGTTTTCAAAAGCTGTCTGGGAAGCATTAGTCGCTTGATTAAAGTTACGGGCGTAATCCTCAAATATCCTACGGCTTTGCATATCCATTAGGTTTCTGTCTAACTCCGCTAGTTGAAGACTTCCTCTGTCTCCACCTAACGCTCCAATGCCAGCTTGTCGAGAAGTAATTCCCTGACGCTGTATGTCTGCTTGGCGTTGCATTTCAGCGAGAGCGGCCTGTGTTACGTTTTCTTGGTACGGATTCATAAAAGGATCAAGAGTAGCCTGATCAGGAGTGTACATCTGACCTGCACCAGCGGCCTGTGTTCCGGCGTCCGTGAACAATTGATTTACGCCAGACAGTCCGGATTGTAATGACCCTATACCACTGCCAATGGTTCCTGTGGCGTCTGTTAAGTAATCTTGGTATTGCCCAAGACCTTGACCAGCAGCTATGGCAGATGTGGTAAGTGGGTCCATCGGGGATATTTGTCGGGCTGCACCAACCTCTGCTAAATTAGTAGGCGTCTCCCCAAGCAATCGAGCTTGGTCTAATATAGCTCTGCCAGCTTCTTCAATATAAGGAGCTTGCCTAAGAGTTTGGGTTGTTTGTGTAACAGCCATTATACTGCCCTCTCAAATTTATTCATCATATCATACATCCTTGCCGCGCCTAAATCACGATCACCGTTACCAGCATTCCTAACAGCTTGCGCTGTCATTACAAACTCACCGTCCGAAAGCATCGCTGGTATACTATCCGAAGTTCCTGACCCCGGCCCTTTTATTTCTCCACCAGCCGCAGCCATTACACCTTGAGGCAGCACACCCGTTAACGCTTGAGGCTGTATGTTCATAGGGGCTGCTAAATTATTTGTAGACGGATTATTAATTGAAGCTAATTGAATGCCGGATGATGGTTTACCGTAATTAAGATCATGCCATCTGTCCACAGCATTTCGAGACAGAGTTGGAAACGCTGCCTTCATTTGTTCCCGTGTCCTAACAGGGCTTAAACCCGCTTCGGCACGAAGCCTTTGTCCTTCAGGTGTATTAATGAAATCAGGGTTATTGGCCTTTCCAGCTAAGTAAGCCTCATACGCTGTTCGTTGAGGATTTGTCATATTCTTAACATCTTCTTCCGTTACTTCTGGATCATCTGAAAAAGCATATGATGCTCCCGCACCAAGACCACCTACTATAAGATTGCTACCTAAATTAGTTTGTGCAAAGTCTTTAAAATTTTGTTTACTAAAGAAAGGAGCTTTTTTAGCAGCGTCAGTAGTTGCTATGCCTGATGTGGTTTTATACGTATCGTCTATAACAATTTTACCTCCTGGGCCTACCCTTACTGTTGTTTCTGGAGCAGAAGCACCAGTTTTTGTAGCGCCAGCTTGTGATAAAGTCGTTGCTCCAGCTTCAGGGTTATAAGTTGGAAGAATGGTGGGATTTTTATAAAAACTTCCGGTTCCTAAACCGCCTTCGGTGATACCGCCAAAAATACCTTGGCTTAAAGGATTTTGTGGTCCGGAACTAAATAAGTTACCTGCCGCTTGAAAAGGAGCCATTGCACCCTTTGTCAGACCGCCCATAAAAGTTTGTCCCGGTACGTTAGATAATCCGCCAAAAATACCTTGAGTTAAAGCACCACCTGCATAAGCCATACCAGCAGCCTTTAACGCATCACCCCAAGATCCACCCTGAAGTTTGGCTGTAAGTCCTGAAGCTATAAGACCGCCGATTCCCGGTGCAATAAGATTACCTATGATAGGTGCGGCAACAGGAAGAACCTTCTTAAACACTTTCTTAACAGCCTTAAATATCTTCTTAAAGAAAAACTCCGGCTGACCTGTTATAGGGTTGATAGAGTTAAGGTCGTTCCCCACAACATACCTGTTGGGATCCGTAACGCCCATAGACCTCATCTGACTGAACAATGCATCTTTTAATTGAGGGTTTGCGTCTAGTATCTCACCGGGAACAACTGTCTCGCCTTCTGCCGCATGGACCATATAGTTATCACCATAACGACCTAACGTAGCTAAACCATTAGCTAGGGATTGAGCGGTGGGTTCACCATTAAGTTTTATGTTTGATTCCATCATCGAGATACCTCTAATACGCTTGCAAACGCCATGATTTTGGACGCAGTGTCGCAGTTAAGTATAAATAAGTCTCCAGCCTCAAGGACATAAGGTCCTTCAAGAGCCGTTGACGTAGCTAACGTTGCTATACTTTCTTTCTTCAACGTAACTGTTGCAGAAGCAGAGCTATCTGTGATTTTACTATATACCACAATAGTCCCGCTATGGCTATTATACAAATTAATGTTCTTAATAAGAGCTTCTGTTGCGTCTGGACAGGTGTAAATTGTGACATCTCCCGTTGAGCCAACCGTAGTTAATATATTTTTATACGTTGAAGCCATTATTCAAAAAACCAACTTAATGCCCTGCTACTGTCTTTACCCTCTATTTCCACCGGAAATTCCTTCTTTGTAAGAGCCATCTCAATGTCTCGAAGTATCCGCTGGTAAGTATTTGAATCGTATTCTGTAGGCGCATCTGGAAAACTATGGTCTAAAAGACTGCCCATTATCTCCTCCCATCCGGACGAAGACCCAACCGTAAGTCACCAAGCGTCCAAGTTAAATCCGTTGTAGAACTCTGTATTCGTATAGCAGCTTGCCGTGATCTGGATCTTAAAAAAGATTGTTGCGTAGAAGACGTAACAGCATTTGTAGAATTTGTTGCTAAAGAATCTCCAGGATAGTTCCTTGTTTTTACTATGTAATCTACGGATGCATCTGCATCACTGCTCGTTATGTCTACATCAGGTATAAGCCGATCCATAAACATGAACTGCTCACCGTCACCCAAATCAAAATCTGCGGATTCTATAAACGAAGTCATAGGGGACCCGTCATTATCATCACCAGATTCATGTATAAAAACATAATTGACATCACTGCTTTGCCCACAAGCTCTAGGATTATCATGTATACTATAGTCTACCCAAGCTGTTCTTGCTAAAGTACCAATATCCCATGTCCCTTCGGTATAGTTAAACTTAACATATCTATCTATTTCAGTCGAATCTGAAGAAGCATAAAACCAGAAAACCTCATGGAACATGCGGTTGGAACCGCCAAAAAACTTAAAGCTTTGATCAAGGTTTATATCGTCAAACACATATCTGAGAACAGTACATGGGATAACCTGCACGCTTCCAGCGTAAGCGTAGAAATTTTCCCTGTCCATCCAGAATACTTTATCTCCGATAGTCACAGATGTGTTTGGACCAAGAATTGAGACGTTACCCGCAACCAATGTAAAAGAGAACACAATATCTCCCCCCACATATCTCATGGCGTGCAAATTAGAATCAGTCCAAATTAGTATTTCCTGCCGTGTTCTTTGAGCGGATATTATCTCTGACCCTGATGAAATTCTCTGGCTTCCTGCCGTGTTTGCCACTTCAGGCGTCCAATTAAAAGGAGCCTCTTGACTTGACCATCGAACCATAAGTAAATCCTGATCTGTCTCATCCTTGGCGTTACATCCGAAACAAACAACGTGCCTGTCCGCTCCAGAAATCATAATTCTTCTCGTTATGGTTGGTGCGTCAGATGCCCCTGATTGGGACGAAAGAGTTGTTGCCCTGTTCGTGAGACCAAGCGTCTTGTCCCAGTAGTAAGGCGCACCATCATAAACATTAAACAGTAAATCTTCTCCCCAGTTATCCTGGGAATACAGCCTTATATTAGAACCTGTCTCAGCAGACGTAGCCGAAGATTCTCCCCATCCTACAAAATCGTTAGCCTCTTTTACGTTAACACCGTCTGAGTGAGCGGCGGCAGTTGTTCCTCTGGCCCCTCGAGCAACTCCGGCATTTATTGTATCTGATGATTTACCCGTATACTGGATAAGTTCATCACCAATAAGCATTAATCCTACAAAGGTCACACTGGCCCCGCTAGAAGAACTAGCTGCTGTTGTCCCGTCATCTCCCCGTGTCAATGTTCCAAACGTATTACCGGAAATGGTTCCATACCGGATTTTTTCGCTTCCTATTAATATTGTTCCTTTACTAGGAAAACCACTTGTGCTGGCAACCGTAATTGTTGTGTCTGAAGCAGTACGGTTTTCAGCAGTTGTTGTAGACGCTGTTTCAAAACTTGAAGCACTTGTTAGCGTAAAAGATGTGTCTGAATCACTAATGCCACCGCTGTCATTAAGGGTGGTCTGGGCGTAACCTGTTGATAAACCACCCCATAAACCCGCACTGAAACCTGTTCCACTGACTACCGTACTTAAACCTGTATTAATCTGGTAGGTCGCTACTACAGAAGATCCTCCTCCTGAAGTCGATCCAGAACTGGCTGTACCAGCCGTGGTGATTGTGTAAGAGTTAGAATCAATTACGGTTACCTGATGTTCCGTGTTCAGTTGTGCGGCAGTAATGCCGTCTGTTGTGGTAGCACCGCTTAATGTTACATAGTCATTGGTCACCGCACCATGGGCAGGAGCCGTAACCGTAACGACTGCACTACTCGCGCTTCCTGTCTTTAAAGGGTTTGTTCCAAGTGTCGTGGTGACTCGTATAGGGGTAACATCATTATAGCCACCGCCTTCTTCAATATAGAACTTGGTTTCCGTACCAAGGCCCATGTACTTAGAACCGTCAAGGGCTGCCCATACATGAAGGGAACGCCCTACACCATTGATGGTGTTACTGCTCAACCGTTCCCAACCCCCCATCTTTTCAGGACGGCCTTTACGGAACCGTATAAGGTCAGAGTTGTACCATCCGTTTTCATCGCCGTAGGAAGTTGTTTCTCTGTTTACACCCGGCTTAAAAGTGATCTTAGTTAGAGGCATAGGGCTACTCTTCTAATTCTGGCCAATCAAATAAGATGCCTGACTTCTTACCATCTTTATCCCAAGATACAAACAGAGCTATAAATGCATCCATATCTTTTGCATCCGTAATAGCTTTCTCCATCTCAGTAGCTTTAGTTCTTATAGCCGCTCTCCATGTAGCTATCTTAGTTGGTATAGCTGTTCCTGCATCAGCCTTACGAATTACAGCCCAATCTGTTTGAGCTAGTAAAGAACCTTGTTGCTGTTTAACTTGATCAATGTACCCAGAACGTATACCTTTAACTTTAACTACATTACCATCAGAGTCTTTATAGTCTTCCATCTTAGCTGTGTAGTTTTTACCTTCACCTTCTTTAATATCTTTACCTAAGATTTCTTTACCATCTTTATCAAGATAGATGCTTTCACCATCAGAATCCTTAGATTGAACTTGCCTATTATAGTCATCTAGAGATTTGGCTGTAATATTAGATACACCCCCAAGTCCATTATCTATCCAGTTATAAAATCTACTATCTGGTCTAGCCTCTAGAGTAATCTCCTCTATGTTCATAGACTTTTTATAGTCAGCATCCCAAATGTTCCAGTTAGGTGGTTGTTGGTTGCCGTCCTTATCTGTCCAACCCCTTCCCGGTTTTATTTCCGTTGTCTTATTGTACAACCACATTTTCTTCTCCTACTTTTTCATATTAGATACAATTAACCAAAAAGCTATTATACCACTTATCCCTACAAGTATAATACCTCCGATATACTCAAGAACCTTATATATCTTATCCCACTTCTTTTTTTCTTTTTTTCTTGCCTTCTCCATTCTTTTTTCGTGGGCTTCTATTCTTATTCTTCTTTCCTCAATAATCTCTCCCCAAGTGTCGGGTCCAAATCTTTTGTTTATCATACGCCTCACAAGGTCTAACTGTTCTTCTGCGAGTTTTTCTTCTATCGTTTCCTTCGCTATTGCTCCTAATGAAAAGGCTTCTCCTGAAGAACCTAATCTTTTACCTATAAAATTATCCCACTTACTCGCTATGGGATGTGATTTCGTATGAACTTGTTTAGTTCCAGTAATTACTGAGTCAATCTGGTCTGCTATTTCAGATACATCTCTACAAGTTCCAATTACACTCTTAATCCCCTTAACCGCGCTGTTTACTAAAGCGATTCCTGCCAAAACTTCTGCGACCATAACATTTCTCTATCTTCCAGCTATAATTCTACCATCTGTATCAATGATGGGTGTTCCTATTGCCATGTATATATATGTATAAGACGAATTAGAATCACTACTTACTCTTTGTTTTATCCCTCCTGTTACTATATCCATAGTAGCACTGCTATATTCAGCATTAGTTAGATCGGGATGTAGTTCTTTAGTTACTACATTATATGGATTTCGTGCAGTATCTCTAAGAAACCAACTTTGAGTATGGTCCACACTTTTTATTAAAGTCCATACAGGTTGAATAGGGACACCAAGACTATTAAGTGTTGGAATAAATGTTCCGTCTGCATTTCCATTGCCTTCATATGACCCTATGCTAATAAATTGAGAGTCTGCAAAAGCATAAACAATAGCATCTTTACTTGCAGCAGCAGTACTTCCAGCACTTAAACCTAATACTGTACTTGTTGGTAAAGATGCTCCAAATACATTTGATCCACTATTAACCTGTGCAGCATTAGTAAATAAAATATAGTCGGTGGTATCTGACATTGTAGCTCTAGCATGAATTACCCAGTTATCAGTAGCTTCTAAACCTTTAACTATAATAAACTTTGGTATTGCACCTAATCCATGACCAATAGTAAAATCACCACTTGCAGGAACAGGAACTAAACTTACACTTAAACCTAATGTAGTATCTACAAGTGTTCTGGTAGTGTTTACAGTTCCAGCTTCATTAGATGATCCGCTACCAGTAGCCTCTGCCATAAAATTCCAGAGAACATAGGATTCGGCACTTGTGTTGACTTGAACATCATCGCCAATTTGAACACCAGCAGATAGAAATTGTTGAACTGTCTCTACGTTTGTAACTTCAATATCGGTAGTGTTAGAGTGTATATCTTTAGTCACACCACGCACACGATCAAACAGCATATGGTTGTCTGTGGCATCTCTGTTCTTGATCCAGCTAAATGCTGAGATGAATTGCTCTGTATCTGTCATATTGTCTTGTGATAAAGCTGAATAACCAGTGGGTGCTGAATAACTCCACAAAGATGAATCAAATTGCATATCAGTTGTAAATGAATCGTACTGATTAATATAAGGATAAAGAATTGGTTCATGTGCAATAGTAAAAGCAGACCCTGCTCCAGTTGTAGCAGTAGGATCAGAACTCATTAGCCATGTGTTGTTCTTGGCAAAATAGATATACCCATTATCCATATCCACGGCTACACCAATTTTATCTCCATTAGTAAAAGTCGTTGTTGTCCAATCTGCATTTTTGTATGTAGTTGCGCCATAAATTGATCCGTAACTTGAATAACCATAGGCATTATTATTTGTCGAAGAACTATTAGCTGTGCTTGTGTTAGGATTTGTGACACCATAAATAATACCATCACTAGCACTAGATGTAATGTGACATTCCCAGTACCATTTCCCCGACCTCATAGGAATGGTTCCAAATACTACTCTCCAAGCCGCTGACTTATCATCAAGCGTCCTATTACCATTAGATAAACTTATACCCGACCCTGCTCTATTTGGGTCTAGTGTTGCCCAATTGACAGTCGGTGTATCAGATACTTGAGCCACACTATTAATATTTGTAAAGTCATTGGTATTTCCAGATTCATCGTCACCTACGTTCCCACTATCTGCATAATCTAGGAAGAATCCTGCGCTACCAAAAGTAAGACCAGATATATCTTTCGGTATCCATCTATTTGTGCTGGTATCTGTTTGACCAAAACTACTAGGAGTTAGCTGACTTCCAGTAATATAGGCAGTTTGGGCTAAGTAGCCATTCCACTCATAACTACTACCATCATTATGTATACCAACATAATGTGCTGTACTATCTACTCCCCATGCAAGACTAGCACTTGAGCTTGGATAGTTTGCAGTTCCAAAAGATGTTTCTTGAACACCATTGATGTACACTTTTATTCTATCTGCTGTTGTACCTTGAGTTGTATCTACTGCTACTAATAGATGATACCACTGACTAGTATCTTCAAAAGTTCTAGTTGTAATAAGGTCATTCCAGATACTGACTACTAGCTGGTTGGACGTATTCAGCTTAACAACAAACCATGTTGACTCACTGTTAGATGAACCATTTTTTGTACT